AGCGCAGTGCGCGCCGGGCCGCGATCCATGTCCTTGATCGAGAGGATGGCATTGCGGCAGTTGGCCAGCGGGGCCAGCAGAGAGAGCCCGATGCCCCACTCCGGTGGCTGGAAACGCAGCGAGCCGTCGCCGTTGCGCGACACGGTCGGCAGCAGCAGCGCAAGGCCGATCTTGGAGACTTGCTCGACGCCGCCCAACTGCTTCCACTCCAGTTGCGCGACGGAGGGGAGGCGCGGCGACGGAGGCGCAGCCGCGGCGATTTCAGGATAGTAGTTCGCCGTGCCGTCCAGTTTCAGGTCTTCGACGCGCATGCGGCGCAGTGCGGTAGCCATGGATTCCTCCGACCAGTACCAGATGAAAGAGTGGCCCGGCGCGTATTGCCAGCCGGGGCAGAGCTCGTCGATGGCGCGGCGGACGCCTGGCTCACCGCGATCATGGCCGCACAGCAGGCCGCCGGGAGCCAGCCGGGCACGCCATATCAGGATGTCGCGGCGAACGTCGTCGTATTCGTGGGAACCGTCGATGAACACCATGTCGGGCTGAAGGTCGCCGGGGCCGCGCCCCAGCCATTCCACTGGCAGCGCGTGGGTATCGCCGTGGTCGGCCACGATCAGCGTGACCGGAAGGCCGCGCGTGTTGTAGAGGAATTCTTCGCGCAGGTTCTCCTGCGGGACGGCCAAGTCCGCGTCCCGCGGCCCACGCATGTCGTCGATACACCACACGCGACCGGGCGTGTTGATGGCCATGGCCGTGGTAGAGCGGCCGAGGTAGCAGCCTACCTCGACGATCCGCTGGTGCGCCGTCGCCTGCTCCGCCAGCCATTGGAGTTCGTCGGGAAACGGCCAGCGCAGGTCGGGGGTCGCCAGCGCGCGCGTGATGTCCACCGTTGCGGTCGTCGCAGCCGCAGCCGCAGTCGTCGCCATGTCACATCCTCCCGATCCACTCTACCTCGAAGTCCGTCAGCGACTCCAGCAATATTCCCTGCACCGCCGCCCGCGAGAACAATTCCGCGATCCACGCGCAAAAGTTGGCCTGACGGTCGTAGTGGCTGACGCGCACGCGTCGCCCCGCAACCGGGATTAGATCGCCGCCTGTACGCCGTGCTTCCCGCCCAGTGACTTCCATGTGGTGTACGCCCCTTCGCGGCCCCATGCGCCGACGAGGATCTCCCAGTCGTCGAGGTACAGCTGGAACTGTCCGGTGGATTGCGCCGCGAACGTATACAGCTGGCCCTTGTTATACGTCAGCACGACCAGCAACTTTTGATACGCGCCGCCGGTAGATGGCAGCGTGACCGGGATCGGACTGGTGCCGTCGAACGCGGTGATGGTGAGCGTGATCGGCGCGGAGGCGACGTACGCAGCCACGATCCGCTGGATGTGCGAGAAGCCATTGTTGCCGAACGATGTCGCCTGCGTCTCCCACGTCTCGGCCAGCTCCGGCGTCGGCTCGAACACGAAGGTCACGTCGAAGAACCGCCATGGCGTGGTGTCTGTCGGGGACACCTGCACCGTATGTGCGATGAACGGCTGGTTGAACGAGTACGGCAGGATGGACTCGCCGTTGTGAACGACCTGCGGCGTGAACGCGTGGAAGGCCAGCGTATCGCCGTCGATGATCTGCAACGGCTTGACCGCACCGGAGGTGTCGGCGTGCAGCAGGAATCCCTGGAAGAACTTCGCGCCTTCGGTGCCGCCGTCGTACCAGTCCGAATCCCGGTCGCCGATCAATTCCGGCTTGACCAAAAACGATGGCTGCCATGCCTGGAGCACCGTGGCGGAGGTCTGCTGCGTATAGTCGTCCGTCCACTGGAGCAACATGCCGAGGAAGTCGGTGGTGAGGCCGCCGCCGAGGGAGACCGGGAGTTGCTGGCGGGTGGCTGCGGTGGGAATGTTGGTAGTGGGCGTCAGGGCCGCGCCCAGGGACGTGGGCACGACCAGCATCCCGTTGCTGGTTGCAGGGGTCAGGTCGAGCCACAGGTCACCCCACTGCGCGCCGGCGCGGATGTCACCGCCGTCCCACTCGCGGGTGGCGATCGAGCATGCGATCGGGGTGGTGTCGTCGTTTTGCAGGTTGGCCTCGGAGTACACCTCGCCGGACGATGTTCCTACGACGGTCAGCGGGTAGGCGGTGCCGGTGGACAGCAGCGTGCCTTCCGGCTGCTCTGGTGTGTAGTAACAGGTCGGCACGAATCCGGCTGCGGGGGACGGCGCGTCCACCGCCCACGCCATGCGGTTGAGGTCGCAGACCAGTGTATGGTATGTCCCGGTCGTGTCTTGATAGACCGCGTACAGGTAGTGGTTGCCGTAGGTGAGCCGGAACGTGGCGGCGCGGGAGTAATCCGGCGCGTACACGGTGAGGCCGAGATAGGTCACGCTGGTGCCGGGTACGCCGTCGCGGGGAAACAGGTTAGAGAGGTCGGCGTCGGTGAGCGATCCGCGTCCAGTGCCCCAGATGCCGTCCTTGGCCCAGAAGTAGATTTCCTTGCCGTCGGTGCAGTGGCCGTAGGGTGCCGCGAGCCCGCGCGGAATCGGCTGCTGGATGACGGAGTAGCGTTGCGCGGCGTTGCCCGGTTGCGGGTACAGCGCCCACCAGCGGTTTGGCGACGCAACGAAGCTGAGGCCGTCGAGGACTTCGCCGCCGAGGAGCGGCTCCGACGGAGCGGTAATCTCCAGATTGTATGCCGAGGGTGCGGAGTCCGGCGCGTAGTTCTTGGCGAAGTAGAGCGTGCCGGGGCGGGAGGAGTCGCCGACCGCGAATACCGTACCTTCCGAGTCCGGGCCCCACATGTACGGGAGGAATTGCTGCGCCGTCTGCGGCTCGTAGATCGTCGCCGGGACATTGGTCTGGGCGCCCGCGTTCTCCAGAAACTCGAACAGGTAGCTGGAGCCGGTGAGGAGCGTGGGCCGCTGGCGCAGCGTGTAGACGTTGATCCCTCCCAACTGGACGAGATTACCCGGCAGGTAGCGCGTCGGGCCCAGCGTGGCGGCGGCGTTGATTGTCACCACGGCAGTGAAGCCTGTGACGCTGGTCGCGGTGGCTTCGAGCGGCACGTCGATCGTCGGCCATGGCTGGAGGTTGTCGAACTCCAACTCCTCGCCCGCGGTCGCGGCCTCGTCGGAATAGTTGTCGGTGAAGGTGGCCGCTGAGGATGCGCACTGGCCGATCTTGCGCCATGACGTGACGGTGCCGCCATAACGGAACACGTCTGCCGTGTCGATCTGGGTGTCGTAGGCCAGTGACGGAAGGCTGACCGTGACCGCGTTGCGCCGGGCGGTGACGCCGTAGCGCATATCCGGCGACGGATTTCCCTTTGTGCCCGTGAGGGATGATCGTGGCCGGATGCGGTAGCGATATGGCGCGCCGGACGGCCCGGTATCTGGTGTTGGGCCACCGACCAGTGACATCTGACCTAATGCTGCATTGGTCGCAGCAGAGCAATTAAATAGATATTGCAGCTTGACCGTGTTGAACAGCGTTCGCGTCTGATCATTGCCGACACGGGTCAGGTCGCCGATGCGGATGTCGATTTCGGCCCACTGGCCATCACCGGGCGTAGTCTGCGCCGAGGACGCGGTGGATAACTGGTTGTTCGAGGCTGCCGCCGTTTCCTCGTCGATGGTGGCGCGCTGCGTCACTAGCTGGGCCGCGCCCAACTGTGTCAACGTGTTCTGGACGCCTGCCTCAATATCGGAGACGCGGATGGTGTAATAGTAGAAGTTCTGCGTGAACGATCCGTCGCCCACGTCGAGCAGGAACTTGAACTCGTTCAGCGACGCCAGCGTGTCGATCCGCACCGAGATGTGGATATAGTCGTCCTCTTGGAAAGAGAAGGCCGCGCCGAAGGTGAACATGCCTACGAGGGACGCTGCGGAAGTCTGTGTGCCGATGCCTGCGCCTGAGATAGCAAAGGTAACGTCGTCGGAGGTGATGGCGTTGCCCGGAACGTAGGTCGACGAGCCATTAACCTGAATCGCCGGAGGCTGTGTGAACGTTTCAGCCGTTGTGTGCGTGCCTGTCGTCGAGGTCTCGATGCAGATCGTGCCGTCCGGGCCTTCAGTAACTGACCATACGAGACAGGTTTCCGGGCCGCTGGACAGTTTGATGAGGGCTCCGCGCCGCAACGACGACAGTAACGACTTGACGTAGAGAGACTGGTCGACAGTGCCCGGCCCTGCGTCGACAGTGCCGGGGACGATCACGCAACGCCCAGTCGTCCCGGAGAAGTAGAAGATGGACGAGATTGCAATGGCGTTGGTCTGGCCGGGGAACACGTCCCACACAATACAAGTCGACGCAGCTACGATCTGCACGACCATGCCCCGTGAATAAGTGATGCCTGCGGAGACGCCAACCGTAGACGGCCCGCTGTGCCCCAGCACGGGATCGAGGAACGCGGATTGCACCGTGTCACTGATGCGTGTACCACCAGATACCGCGCCTGCAACGCCTGCGTGGCTGTAGCTCAATGACGCCACGAATATGGACTGGTACTGTCCCGTTCCCTGTCCCGCGTTGCAAGCCGTCGCAGGCTCCGCGATCCCCACTGCCTGCTGCGTCACCGCGTCGGCGGCACCGGGCGACGAGAGTTTCTCGTAGTCGTGGCCGTTGGTGATGTACATCCACGGGCTAGGGGACTCCGCGGGCCGGAACGGGATCATGGTCACACCGAATACAGGCTGCGACGCGTTGGTCAGCGTCCCCACAAGCGCGGAAGTGTTGCCCGGCTGGCCAAGGTAGATGCGGGTCACGTGGGCGGTGTTATTGACCGAGGCCGCAAGGAACCGGGGATTGTTGTCGGTTCCGAGGGCCGTGTAGGCGCGGATGTCGGTGACCGGGATCGCCTGCGTCGGGAACAGCGGCGAGAGGCCCCAGCGGGTACGCACTGAGTCGTCCCGCGTGGCGCGGACGTTGGCGGCGTAGGCGTATTTGTAGTCCGGCAGCGCGTCGGCGGTGGCGTTGGTCTTCATGCCGAGGAAGCGGAACCGGAAGCCTTCCTTGGGGCGCGTGTATTGCTGGCCGAGGTCAATCGCCACTGGACACTCCTGCGCCTGTCGTCGGTGCGTCGGACGTGAATCGCGGGTTGCGCTCGGCGTCGAGCTGCGACTGCCCCTGCAACACTTCCGCGAACTGGCCCATCTCGGCGATACGGGATGCGTAGAGTGCCGCCAGGGACAGGAACCGCTGGTGCATCGGGATCGTGGCCGCGAACTCAGCCCCGCCCATCTTGAACGTGGCGATGTGCTGCGCCTCGTCGAGCAGGGCCTCGTAGATGTCGAGGGTCACGTTGATCGGGTCGGTGGGCACGGACGGCACAGGCGCGTTCTCGATGACGGTTGCGGTGACGGAGCGCGTGGTGGAGTCGGCGGCTGGCGTCAGCGCGATCAGGTTCAGCGACGCGACGAGGGCCTGCGCCGGAGTGCCCTTGGCCGCGCCTTGCCACGACGGGTTGTACTGGTCGGCGGACGTGACCGCGTCGATCTCCAGCGGGAGGTTGTTGACGCGGATGCCGAGCAGGGCTGGCGCGATGGTCAGCAGGCGCATCCCGTCGGCGTAGCGCTGCTCGCAGTAGCGCTGCCGCGGCAGATCCTTGGCGTTGGATTCGCGGCCGAGGAGATCCGCCAGCGCGCCCCACTTGGCAAGCCACGACCAGTCGTCGGGGATCACGATCGGGGAGCCGGTGGGGGAGGTGATGGCGGAGTTGGAGGTAAGGACTTCGTAGATCCCGCCAGCCACGTTGAGTTGTGTGTCCACGTCGAAAGTGAGGAGAGGCTGCGTCGACATTGCGTACGTGGAAGGGATACCCGGCGGCAGGGTCGTATAGTCCGGCTCGAAGGACTGCCACGCCCACGAGTCGTCCTGCCACAGCGTCGAGGGCGCGAGGCCCGTCGCAGGATTCGGCAGGTACGCCACGCGGCGCAGGTCGAGCGTCGTCGGCAGCAGGGCGATCCGGCCTGCGACGCCCGCCAGCTGGAACTGGGTCAGGACGCAGGCTGTCGCGCCGAGGAGTTCGTTGATGCGTTGCTGGAGCGCGTTGCCGATGTCGGAGAGGGAGAATTGCGTGGAGCCCAGCCATATTGTGGAGGCGCCGTTCGGAGGCTCCAGCAGGTGGTACTCGATCACCGTGTAGAGATAGTCGATGACGAGGAGTTGCTGGCGCAGGGACGTGGCGGGAGTGGTGAGGTCGTACCACGTCTCATTGTCGACGGTGGGAAAGGTGAAGTCGCCGCGCCAGTAACCCGTGTAGGCGTTCCACTCTCTCAACGATTCCTGTACGTACAGGGTGAGTTCGTCCTGCGACCAGAACTGGTTGGTCGGATCGTAGAGCCGCTGCGAGAGCGCGGCCAGCATGGTCGATAGGGTGGTAACGGGCAATCACTTCCCCCCTCGCTTGCGGCGGCCTTTAGCGTGGTGCTTGACCTTGTGCTTCCTACCTCCCACGACGACTTCCTTGGCGTGTGTGGGGATGCCATGGATGTGCGTGTACGCACGGGACTTGCGATACGCCTCCTCGGACTTGAAGTGCTCGGTCGGCATGGCTCACTCCTCCGTGTCCCGCCCGTCGTTGGAGTCCCGGTCGGCCTTGCGCCGGGGCCGCACATGGCCGATGAACGCCGCAGGGTCGTCGGCGATCTCACGGACGTTAAGGCCGTCCCGCTGAACGCGGGGGGAGAATTGAGAGTCCTTGTCGCGGGTTTCGTCGTAGCAAGTCACGCCGGGCCTCCTTAGATCATGTGCTGCTTGTATTGCGTGTCCTTGAGCAACCTAGCTAGGCCGCCGGTTGCGGATTCGCCGGTGTGTTATTGAGAATCATGACCACGGCATTGACCAGCGCCTCCGCCTTATCCACGGTCACGTTCTGGATGCCCAAGTCCTTCATCATAGACTGAATGAGGTTCCCCGATGTCGTCATCACGGCAGCGAGCTTCTGCGTTCCTGTGCCCGTCTGTGCCCCTATGGCCGCATAGTTAGCCTCAGTCGTGGTGACTTGGTTGATGATGAGGTTGAGCAGCGGCGCAGCCGCAGGCGCGAAGATGGATGCTGCGCTGACTGCTACCTCCTCGCCGATCACAAATGGCTTGGTATGGAACAACCAGTTAACGTCATGTCCGATGGCCTGCATCACAGATTTGAAGCTCATAAAGTTTCTCCTTTACAACGCATTTGCGGCTTGCCACACTGCGACAAGTCCGCCGCTCGCTGCTAAATTCCTGACTTCATCCGGGGGTTCGGCAATCGGCCATGGGCCATTTAACTGGAAATGCGGCGCGTCGGGCAAGTTGCAAAAGTCTGACCCGGAAACCATGCCTAACGCCTTCCCTGCATTCTCCATCATGCCCCAGGTGGAATGAGTTAAATTCCAGTCGGGAGCATATGCCCGATCCGGGCCAAACTGTGAAGGCACGACATCCACCGCCAACCCGAAGTTGTGATAACTGTAGCCTCCGCGCACGTTGGTGACAATGTTGCCTGACTTGGTGCGCCCCTGAGCGTATAAGCCGTCCTGCTCGGAAGATGTTCTGAGGGCTTGCACGACGCGCAGATAGATTCCCTCTTGAGAGAGATTTGAGGCCAACTGACGAATCAATCGGCCGAGGGCAGGTGCGACTCCACCCAAGCGCATTTCGCTGACTGCATCCATTTACCAGTTCTTCCTCGCACTGCGAGTCGGGAAGTCTTCTACCTTGACGCCGCGCTTCTCCGCTTCCGAAGCCATAAGCATTTCGTGTTCTACCATGAAGGTGCGGAGCGTAGAGCTAATCTTCCACAACCACCACAGGATGCCGCCGAGCGGGGCGAACAGTACAATCTGCCCCGCCGACACATCCCACGTGAAGTGGATGCCCATCTCAGGAGTAAGCTCCGATGTGCGCCCCGTTCGCCAGCGAATCTATCGCGAAGTACTGCGGATATATGCCGTAAGTTGTCTGGAATGTTGCGATGGCATTGCTCAGCGCAGTCGCACGAGTCGGCCCGGTTGTGTGGCTCGAAAGATCAATGAAGGTCAGCTTGTCCGGCGGGCCCGATGGCGTTGGTGACATTTTCAATCTCCTTAGCGTTCCCCTGCTCGTCTCGCTCCCAAATGAAAGCGAGTCCGGTGTCTCGAATACTCTTGCAATCTCCCTGCTCCTCCCAGATCGCGTGGTCGGCAATGTAGCCCGCCCAGATCACTGACTCGTTCGGGAAGTCAGGGCATCCCTGATAAATGAACGTGCCCAGTTCGTCATCGTGCATCCGCCACATATCGTGGCCAAGTTTTGTGAGCACCTGCACATGATGGTGGAGTTCGCGGGGGTACGGTTCCGGGCGCGAGGCGGCGAAGGCGAATATCCCGCAACAGAACATGGCGAACCAGATCGGCCACCAACGCGCTTCCCCATGATTCTGCCAGTCACTCATCGGTTTCTCCCGGCGGCGTTCGCGCTTCCATTTTCTCCACTTTCCTCTTAAGAGTGTCATTATCAGACAGCAGACTGCGAATCCACAGAACAAGCGCCCCGACCATGTATAAACATCCGGTATGGTTTTCAGTGGCCACATTGCTCTTTGTAGTCCTCTATTACGAAATGCGAACGGATAAACTTTCCTGTAACGAAAGCCGAAACTATCGCGGCCAGTTCCAGTGTGCCGCAGGCCCAACCAAACCCAGCAGCATGTAAATCAAGACAATCGCGCATATCACCGCGAATACTACGGTGACGATCTGCTTCACGGGCGGAGGCAGGGGAATCAAACTAAGAACCCACCAGACCAGCCCGAACACGATGCAAAGAATCAGCAGATAGATCAGGAACGAGATCATTTTCCCTCCGGATTCAACGTCGTCGTTTTCGATTGAAGTTGAGTCACTTCGGTTGTCTGCGTAACGAGTTGCGCCTGCACCACGGCAGTCTGCGGCAAGGGGCCGGGCATTTGCGGGACGATATCCTTCACGAAGGGGATCTTGGTCACCGAGAAGTCCACAACGGAATCGACCACATACCCAAACATGGCCGCCACGGGAGCAAACTGCGTAATCATGGAAACGCCCCATGAATAGTTCTCCCAGCCGAAGTAGGCGAGAGCTTTGTCAGTCACTCCCGGAGTGAACAGCAGCCAAAAGGCCGTGCCGTCGATGAAGGCGCGCACTAGCAGAGGGGCCCACGATCTTTGCAGCCAATGGGTGTAACTGGTGGCAATGGGATTCGGCGGATTGATGCCGAAATAAGCCCTCTTGAGCCAGAAGGTGGCCATCCCGATGGTAAACCAGAGCCAGAGCCAGAGTTCGTGCTTCATCAGTGGCACCCCGAAAGCGTGACCGTGCCGTTATGCGCGGTCGTGAGCTTGGAACAGATGAAGGAGGGAGGCATCGCGCCGGCAGGGCCTTGCTTGCCCGTAGCCCCAGTCGGCCCGGTTGCGCCGGTTGCGCCCTTCGGCCCGGCGGGGCCTGTGGCTCCAGCCACGCCCTGCACGCCCTGCGGCCCGGTAGCTCCCTGCGGGCCGGTAGGCCCAGTAGCTCCCTGTGCGCCCTGACTCCCAGCCGGGCCGGGAGAGCCGGGAGGCCCAGATGGCCCCGGCGGCCCAACCTGCGGCACGTACCCCGCGCCGGAATCGACGAGGATCGCGCCGTTGCTGAGGCATACGACGGGGATCGCGGCGGTGCCAATGCCGGGAGGACACGGCGCGGCGGTCGTGGCGGCGGTGAACGAGATCGTGGTCGTGGGCGATGCGCCCGGCTGCGGGATCACGTAGATCGGCCCCTGGATGCACGTGGCTCCAGCGGGCGCGGTCGTAGGACACTTGACGACTTGGCCGTGCGCCGTCGCTGCAAACGGCAGCAGCAGAAGCAGCAGGGTTAGCAGGGCCCGGTGGATACGCATACTGGCTTTCCTCCTACTGCGATTTGGTGCGAGCCGTTGACTGCGTGCTGGACGCCGTCGAGGGACTCGTAGGTCGTGTAGCCTGCGGGAACGGTGACCGTGGTGCATCCCGTGCCGCCGATCGTGTTTGGACAAGTGTAGCCGGAGTTGGAGTCGGTGGCGGAGGAATCGTAGACGAATAATTCGGGTGAGCCGCCGGAGCTGGTGAATGGTTCCGCGTAGACCGTGCCGGCAGGATTAGCGAACGTGCCGGGCACGCCGCCGATCATCCACAGCGCCAGACGGTCGAATCCGTTGCCGCCCAGCGTACCGACGAGGGCCGTGAACGATCCCTTGCCGTCCATCTGGTACCAGTCGCAATCCTGATAGCCGAGGAAGGCGCAGTAGAGATAGCGCCGGGTCGCGTCGGCTTCAAGGCAATCCCCGGTGGTGCAGAGCATGGATTTGGTGCCAAACTCGTCCGCCGTCTTGGGCATCGGGATCAGATGCGTGAAGAAGGTGCCGTTGTGGGACGCCCCGGACTGCGAGACGCATCCCGCGGTGAGTTCGCAGACCAGCCAGCCGTTGGTGGCGATGAAGGATTCGGGAGTGTCCGGGTTGCCGTCGGGATGGATGTTGAGAACGTCGATCACCTGCCAGCCGAACACGGTGGCGGAGGCGACGGTGGGACATCCGGCGGGGTAGCCGTTGGTGCCGCCGACCAGTGTCGGAGTGGTGACCGAGGTGGCGATGAAGTTGTCGAGGATGTTGCCCGGCTGCACGGTCAGGACGTGGGACGATGGCGAGTAGATGACGGTGGAGGGGGATTTGCAGTTGAGGAACGCCCGGAGGTCGGCCCCGCGCCGCACCATGGCCTTGTTCATCAGGGCGGTGGTGTTGTTGGACGAGAGTGGAGAGGTGCCGCCACCGCAGCCCGCGCCGTTCCAGCACTGGAAGCCCTGCGTGTCCCATTCGTTCTGGAGTTCGATCGCGTCGAGCGTGATGCCCAGGCTGTTGAGATGAGTGATGAGGTTCGACAGGAACGTGAACATGGTCGTGTCGGTTTCCGTCGAGCCGCCCTGGGTGTTGTCGTCGTAAGCGCGGCAGGAGTTAGTCACGTCCGGCGAGCAACAGCCCGCGACGCCGCCGCAGGAGCCGACGGAGATCGTGCCCGCGAGGGCCGCGCCCGCGGGCGTGTCGCCGAGAGTGTAGATGACTTTCATGGGCGCATTGGGTGCGCCGGTGAATCCCGCCGTCTGCTTGCAGCGTTGCACGATGCTGTCCAGCGCCGTCCAGTTGAAGGAGTATGTGTGCGCGCCAACCGGGCCGGAGACGGTCATCAGCTGGCCGATCTTGGCGCCGGAATCCCAGATGCGACAGGTGCCTTGCTGCATGGCCGCGCCCGCGAGGTCGCGCGGCGGCCACGAAGGCGTAGAGGAATTGAAGATCCCGCCGAACATGCGCGGCAGGATGGACGGGCCGGGTGGCGGCGGAGTCGGGCCGCTGAGGCCGGAGATGGTGGTCTGGCCGCCAATCGCGGTCTGGCCGCCGACGACGGACTGCGCGGACAGCGGCGACGGCCAAGCTAGCAGCGCCGCCAGCAGGGCAGCGGTAACGAGAGAGATCGCGGTGGCGGTTATTTTATGGCGCATACGAAAGCGTTCGCGTCGATGTTGAGTGTGCCAGCCGCGTTGCTGGTCGCGGCTTGGATTGTGAAGGTAGTTGAGCTGCCCGTAGTGACCGGGCCGCTGATGCGGACAGGGTAGTAGGTGCCCGTTGCTGCGGCGGCGGCCGCGGCGGTGACCAGCGCCCCGTTGGTGGTCTGGCGTCCGAAGGTGTGCGTCTGGGTGGTGGCGTTCGCGCCAATCTCTACGTTGAGCGACATGTTGGCCGGGGCGGAGGTGAAGTTGATGCCGAACTCCGCGGATTCGGCGGCGGTAGTGAATTTGTAGGTGCCGACGCAGTCGAGGAGTACCGCCGTCGCGCCCTGGATCGAGGTCGGATAGGTGAAGGCTGTGGTGCCGCCAGTCGTGCCATTTGAGTACGGCGACGCCGGGCCGACCGTGGACGGCAGCGAGGTGGCGATGTTGACGCCGGAGGATCGGAGGCAGCCGGAGCCATCGCCGACCGCGACGATACCGTTGGCCATTCCGCCAAGGGACGCCGCGCCGCAGGCGACGTTGGCCGCCGTCGAGCCGGAGAGGCCGAGGAACGAGGTCAGGGATTCGGAGCCGGACAGCGCCGGGAACAGGAGGATCGAGCCGTTGGTCGACGATGGCCCGGTGCCGGGCAGGCCGATTCCGTATTCCGCAGTGATTGTCGTCGGCGCGAACAGGCAGATGACGTTGGACGCCGCAGCGGCCTGGCAGGCGGTAAGCGGGTCAGGGCCCTGCTCGACGCCGAGGTAGCCGGCGGTGGAGGCGTTGGAGGTGGCGAGGGAGTTGAAGAATCCCGCGCCGGTGATGTCCACCGAGTAGAGGGTCGAGCCGCCGGCGGACTTGCCAAGGAGGAAGTTGCCGGTCGGAGTCGTGTCAGTAAATCGCGTCTGCTGGAGAACGGTGTTGCCGTTGGCGAGTTGCGTCTGTTGCTCGTTGCTGATGGCGAGCAGCGTGGGGATGGAAATAGTCGGGTTCGCACCAGCCGTAACGGTAATCTGGTTCGTAGTGCCCGTGATGGTAGCGATGCCAGAAGACGAGCATCCGGTGCAAGTGCCGCTGATGGTGATGTTCCCAACGGTCGTATTGCCGGTCACAGAGAGCGTGCTGCCGAGGCTGACTGGAACGCTGAGAGTCGTCAACGTCGTGTTGAAGTCGGCTATCGTGGTTACGCCGGACGTCAGAGTGATGTCGGTCTGGCTCCAGGATTGACCTGTACCGGTGCCGGTCGCACCGGTGAATAACTGCCACCCGTTTACAGGCGCGCCGCTTCCGCCAGCCTCAATACGGTTGCGAGGATTCCCGGAATTGAAGTCTTCGATGATGAGGGTCAGGCCGGTAGCGGTTCCCGGAAGCACGCGGAATAGCGCGCCAGTGGCGCCAGAATTAGTGAAATCGCAGGTCGAGGTGACGAGGCATTGCCACGCCTGATAGGTGCCGGAAGTTTGCGTCCACCCCACGGCGCCGTAGTCCGTCGCCAAGGGAGTCAGTGCTCCGGTTCGAGCCCCGCCCGCGCCGCCGGTGAACGATAACACTCCTGTGTTAGCGATCGTGGTCGTGCCCAGGGAATTGCTGATGCTGAGGCCGGGAGTCGTCACAGCGAGATTCAGCAGGGCTTGGTTCCCGTTTACGATGCCGCTGGTCTGGAGCACGATGGATGTCCCGCCCCCGCCGCCGCCCGTGCCGGAGACAGCCGCGTCGTTCCACGTGAACGGGGCTGGGAGCTGCGGGTAGGCCGGCGATGGGTTGCAGGAGGCGTCGTTCGAGATGGTCACGTCGTACTGGGCCGATTGGGACGCGAAGAACAGGAACGATGCGTCCGCGTTGGCGCAGAAGGGATTGGCCAGCGGCGTGGAGGTGACGGTCGAGTAAATAGTGGCGAGGGTCGGCGATCCGGTGATGAACACGCTGACCTTGCAGCGCGGGTACGTGCCCATCAGCGGATTCGAGGAGGAGATGCCGCTAACCGAGGCCAGCACATCGCCGGACTGGCACCATTGTTGAAACGATCCGTTCTGCGCAAGGGCAGGAGCGGCGCAGGCCAGCAGGAGGAGCGGCAGAAGTCGCCGGATCATGCGATCCCTCCCGGCGCGGCGGTTCCGGCCTGGGTGTTGTAGAACGGGTAGAGGTCGGAGCCGTCGTTGAGGCGGTAGGTCGTGTAGAAGTTGTCCACACGCTCGCGGTCGGCCATGCGGTCGCGTTTGAGCAGGGTGTCGTACTCGGATCGCGCCGCGCCCATTAGATATTGGAAGTTGGGGCCGACGCCGCGCGGGGCGAGTCCCTTGTTGGCCTCCGCCCACTCGTAGGCGTAGACGCGGGCGAGGGCCATGACCGTGTCCTCCCCGATCGCAGGCGGGAGTACGTCGCCGTTGGCTGCAAGGTCAAGCCCGGCGCGGATGCCGTAGAGCTGGTAATTGAGGTTGAAGGTTGGCGCGCCCCATAGCTCGAAGCGGAGAGCGTTGAAGGTCGGCGATCCCGCGACTGAGTCCGGCGCGTAGGGGACAACGTCGGTCGGGATGCCGTACCACGTCCGCTGCGGGTCGCGCATGTCGAGGTCGCGGCGCGTGTAGCGATCCGTGTACAGAGAGCGGAAGTCAGACATGTCGCGGACGCTGATCCACGATTTGAAGTCCGTGATCGGCGAGTTAGATACGGTGGGGATGTAGTAGCACTGGTAGATCTGGAACGCCGATCCGGTCGTGGAAGCCTCGCCCCACCAACGGTCGAGGGTCAGCGTTGCCTCGGTCGAGGAGGGAGTGTTGGGCACGTAGGCAAGGATGTCGTAGAGGCAGGAGGACGCGATCCGAAACTGGCGCGAAGTGATGAGCGAGTAAGGTTGCGTCGGCAGGAGGGTGGCGAGGGCCGCGCCGTCGGCTGCGCTGAGGACGACGGTGGCGGAACCTTGCGTCGTGGCAGCGGAGATGCCGGTGTATTGTGCCGGGGCGATCCACTGCCCGTTGAAAAGGAGGAACGACCACAGGTTGCGCTCGCGGATGGTACGCCAGGCACGGTTCACCAGAGTACCGGTGTAGGAGTACGCCAGCTTGGGTACGCTGCCTCGTAGCTCCGTTCGCATGGATAAGAACGACATCGCCGCCGCGCCCTCACGTCTCCTGGTTGCAAATATGGCGCGACCGGAGCCGCGCCATCAAGTCACCTCACCCTACTGACAGTCGTCGCGTCGGCGGCCCTACACCATCGTCGCATCGAGCCGGAACGTCTCAGCGGACAGGTCGGTCGCGTTGGTCACTTCGGTCGAGATCGCGCCGAATGCCGCGCTGGTGGTCATCCAGCGCAGGACGAGCTTCGGCGTCGCCAGACCGGGCGCAGGCGCAACAGTCTGGGTCGTCGATGCCGCCGAAACGCCGATGATGACGATATAGTTGCCGGATGCGGAATAGTTGCCCACGCCCATCGTGGTGTCGCAGCCGTCGAAGCCGCCAAAGCCGAGATCGGTCGCGTTGATTACGTCGCCGGTGCCCGACGAGGTGCCAATGTTGCCGTAGGACTTGGGCCCGGTGTGGTCGAATACCATGCGGATTTTCGACCCCATTGGCTGCGGGTAGCCCTGAACCGGTGTGTTCGCCATGCAAATCCTCCCTTAGAGTCGCGCCATGCCGCGGGTGATGGCCACTTTGGCCACGGTTGAGGTAGCAGTGGTGCCGATGGACACGCCGACGACGGACGCGACCGTGAGCGCGGTGACCGCGAACCCGGACGTGAGGTTGTCGGCGGTGGACGCGACCGTAGCCGATGCCTTGGCGATGACCGTCGAGCCGCCCGTGGTCGCGCTGACCGTCGAGTCGAACAGGACAGACGCGATGCCCGCGATCTGGATCCAGCCGTAGTAGCCGTTGGTCAGGACGTTGATCCAGACGCCGAGGATGTAGGTCGGCACCGTGGTCAGGGGCTGGGCGTCGCCATAGGCCACGTACGGCGTGGTTGTGGTCGAGCCGATGTCGGCGGCGCGGTAGTAGGCGATTCCGCCCACGACCGAGGCGCGGGTCGTCCACACCGCGTTGACGTACATATAGATGCCGCCGTAGAGCGTGCCGACGGTGGTGTCGGAGAGCGCGAGGGCCGTGGCGTCGTCGAGAATGATGCGGTCGCCGGGCAGGGATTGCTGGCCCTGCGTAGCCGTGACGCCGGAGGGGACAGAATTGATCTGGCCGCCCAGTGTGGCGGTGTTTACGTCGTTGAGATACGCCGCATCAAGGTAATCGGCTTGCTTTGTAAACCATCCGCCTGCCATGGTAGAGCCTCCGAAGTGAATTCTGGTCGAGCGGGCGCGTTAGAAACCTGCGCCGTAGAGCTGTTCGTTGTCGCGGGGCGACACGGTATACACGTTGATCCCCACCTTGAAGAACCCGACCACGTTGTCCGGGTTGGTCTGCGAGCGAATCCACGGGGTAAAGTTGAAGTTGTACTCCGGGTCGCTGGTCGGACGAACCTTCCATCCCTTGGTGCGGAGCCAGAAGAACGGCTCGCCGGGATTGATGGTCTTGTTGGCCGGCAGGTTCGAGATGGACGAGATGCCGGAGGCGGCCGAGGTGAACGTCGACGGCTTGATGGCGGTGGTCTGCGACAGGCCGGAGGGGAGGATCTGGCCGTATTTCGTCGACGGGCACAGTTTGTCAACCATGATCAGCGCGTTCATCACGCGGATGCCCACCATACCCATGTTCACGTCCTGTTCCTCGGCGTAGCGTTGCTTGGGCTCAAGGCGCTCCAGCAGGTACGCGTAGAGGGCTTTGTTGCAGACGCCGAGATCGGGTTCCTGGACGCAGTTGAGGTAGGCTTCGACGAGAGGCTTGTAAGTGATCTGGCCCGTGCCTCCGTTCTGGTCGCCCAGCCAGATCGGAATCGAGTTCAGGGTGTTGCCGACTGCGCCGTTGCGCGTCTGGCCGCCATAGGTGGTGAAGATGTTGCCGTCCCACGAGTTGGTCACGCCGTCGTTGAGCGCCTCGGAGAAACCGTTGATGAAGATGACACGGTTCTGGGAGATCGTGGTGCCGGATGCCTGGCCGTGGCGGAAGATGTCGATGCCAAGGTCGGTGTTGGCCGCCTGGACGGCGTTGGTCATGTAGGCGTCGATGATTTTCACCTTCGCCGCAGGCCCGGCGTTGATCACGCCTACCTGCCACAGGTTGACCGGAATCTGCTCGACGTACTCCTTGGGCACGAATCCAGTCGCGGCCAGAATCTGCTTCTGCATGACCGTGAGGTCGGAGCCGGGCGCGATGGCGCCGCCGTTGACGCGCTGGTACTGGAATGGCGTCTGCATGATCGTGCCGCCCATGTACTCGTCAAGCGCGCCGGAGAGGCGCATCTTGCGGAGGGTGGTCGAGTCGACGAAAAAGTTGTCGATGACGATGTCGTCCTTGAGGTCGGCCAGCGTTGTCGCGGAAATTTGGTCAAAACTCGGATCGGCCACGGTTATTCTCCTGTACTGCGAATGTCGTTACAGCGCGGCGTTAGTTCACCGCTCCCAGCTTTTCCAAATTCGGCATTACCTTGGCGATGCGTGCGTTCTCACGCTCCGCGTCGGACTTGAGCCACGGCTGCTTCTCGCCGTTGGCGGTCGCGGACAGGACGCGCCCGGTGAACGGAGTGCGCGAGATCGTCTGCGGGCCGAGCAGCGGGTTCGATTCCGGGTGCTCGGACTTGTAGCGCGTGACCGCCTCGTCGGCGATCTTTTTCTCGTGCGCGGCGCGGTCGGCGGATGCCTTGGCGTCGCGGGCGGCCTGGACGCCGTAGCGCTCCATCCACAGGGATTCGACGGGGATCTTGCGCGACACGGCTTCCTTGCGGAGTTCGCGGAACGACAGTCGCTTGGCCGGGTCATTGCCGAACAGCGCGTGATGCTCGGCTGCGATGTCCTGCGCCGTGGCGATCGCGTCGCCCTCGCGCTCGGCGACCTGCATCAGGGTCTCACGATCCACATAATTCTTGGGGTCGAACGCCGGAGTCTCGGTGGGCTTGGGCGTCGTGGAGCCGGGTTCGAGGTTCTCGGCGACCTGGAGCAGGCCGAGCTCCTGTAGCTTTTTCAGTCGCGCCGTGTTGGCCGCGGAGTCGGCGAGGGCGGTGTCGCGCTCGCGGAGGTAGGACTGGTTCTGCGTCTCCACCTGCGTCGCCCATTCGCGGTTGCGCTCGATCAGGTCGGCGGCCTTCTGGCGCTCGGCGGCGGCGGCTGCGACGAGGGACTGCTGCTTGTCGTAGGCTTTGCGCGCGGCGGGCACGTCCAACACGCGGATTTCGTCGGCGGTCGCGCCGTTCTCTGCGAGGAATTCTGCGTACGATTGAGCCATGGTACCCTCCGTTACTTCTTCGATCCCTTGCGGTTCTTTTTGGCCGCGTTCGCCACCTTCTTCTTGAACGGGCCTTGCTTTTCCTGAACCATCGCATGCTTCTTCATGGTAAGTGTCTCCTAGGCCGACGGTGTCGGCGGTGCTGCGGGCTCGGATGGCTTGCTGCCGGCCATGACCTTGAGCTGGACTTCGCGCATCAGGTCGTTAATTTTCGTGATCGCCGGCACTGCCGCCGGGAAATCCTGCGCCAGCTTGCGTAGTCCCTGCACCGTCTGGATCACCAGCCGCGATCCCGATTCCAGTTGCGGCGATGGGGCCGCAGGGGCCGGGGACGCGTCCGCGCCGTTGGGCGACGGAGGTGGCGTCGGGCCGCCCGGAGGCGGGGGGACGGTGGACTGGGACGACATGGGCGCGGCTGACATTAAAGTGTCAGACCGCCTTCCGCGACATCTTGGGCGCCTTGCCGGAGCCTTTGGCCGCGGCGGACTTCATGTCGGAGTGCAGCTTGAATCCGTGGCCGCCCTTGTGGTTGCCGATCTTGGTTCCGGTGATCTTGGCCATGCCGCCACCGGAGTGTCCTTTGCCGTATGCCATTGCGTGTGCCTCGTCGTGGGTAGTGGTGGGAATGTGAAAGGGGAAGGATGGTGGCTCGCGCCGTCGTCCCGCCCCTGACTTCGGTTCATCCGTGCTCGGAGACACGCTCAAGGCGCATCGTTGTCCGGGCCAGGAGGCGGTTACTTTTTGCCGTGCTTTTTGCCCTTTTTGCGCCGATTGGCAACGCGTCCGAAATCCATGATGAGTTCTCCTTTCCGCCACATGCAAAAAGGCCCACCAATCGCGGAATGTGAGGAGGAAGCGTGAAGCAAATCCTGATCCGCTGATCGGTGAGCCTTCTGGTGCGACGTGAGTCGCCAGCAAGTAGCTCGCTGGGACATTAGTCGCACAACCGGATTGCAATGTCAATGAGAAAGTGTTAGGACGGGTCGCCGATGGACTCGCGCTGCTCGAAGTGGGCGGAGGCCGCCGAGCCTTCGGTGAGGTCGATTGAGAGTCGGCCCGTGGCACGTTCGGAGATGAGAAGGCACAGGATGTCGATGACGAAGCCAGCGATTTCGCGGCGGTTGCGGAGCCAGCGGCGGGAGCGGGACAGGAAGTGGCGCTCGTCGGTGATGTATTCGGGGATCGCGGACGAGGCAGGAGTGGCCATCAGACGACGCGCCCCCCTCCCGCGCTCTCAGTAATTGTGCTTCTGCCGTTTGGCTTCTCCTTAAGAGCTGGAGCCTCTTGGCCGGAGGGTGGGCGGCCTTCCTGTTGCTTGCCGCCCGCTGCGGCGCCTGCGGGATTCATCGCCCCTTGTTCCGTTAGGCTCATGCCCAACTCTTTCATCCGCGCCGCGAACATCAGGTTGAGTTCCTGCTCGTTCTCGAATTTCTCGCGCACCGTCGATCCCTTGATATGGCCGTAGTTGGGCACGTTGCACGCGTCGGCAATGGTCTGCGAATCGATCTGGATGCCCGCCTTCTTGAGCTGAATGAGCATCAGGCGCTGGGACATCTGCGTGATTTCATGGAGTGAGCGCGGCGTGATGACGAAACGTAAGGCCGACGCGAACACTCGTGCGCGCGCGATCTTGCCCGTCGGAGACTCTTTCGGCGCGGTCTTGGTGCCGGGGTCTTCGCCGGGGAGGTGTGATGGCACCATTGTGTCCGGGTCGTAGTCGAAGGGCTCCATGGTCATCGCGTCCTCGCCGACCACCTGCATGAACCGGGCCGGGGGGACGTATTGCAGCGACAGGAACTTCACCTGGTCGGCGATCTCGCGCATCGGCGGCTCCATCGAGCGCGACATGTCCTCGACGATCGGCCCGGCGGATTCGAGGATCTTCTCCAAGTCGTCGCCCGCGCCGCGGGCCTTGGCGAGGGCCAGCGCGTCGTGGATGCCGTGCTGCGAATCCATGGCCTCGCGCAGGAGTTCGTAGAATTTCAGCGTCTCGGCGGAGGTAGCGTAGACCTCCGGCGGCACGACCATCTCGAAGGGCTTGGAGGATTGTGCTCCGTCGAACCCGGCGCGCACCCGCGGCTGCATAGGGTCGAACTGCTGCGCCTCCTTCTTGGTCACGGAGTTGATGTCGTAGGCCAGCGGGAGGTCGAGCTTGGCGCGCTCCTTGTCCATGGTGCCGCGCTCGATCTCGGTCATGGATTGCTGGATGTCGTAGCCGTCGCGCACCATCGAGAAGCCGAGAGGTTCCCACGGCCAGTGGTCGGTGGAGAACGGGACGGCGGGGAAGCGACCGTGCCAGTCGAACGAGGGGCCGTCGTAGAGGACGACGGATTCCGAGGAGATGAGCAGGCGGCGGTAGGGGTACAGGAGGTCGCCGGGCTGGACAGTGTAGGCCCACGACGTGCCCGGCTCGCCCATCGGGATGTCGCGGGAGGTGGTGTTGCGCGTGAGGTCGATGACGTAGGTGTAGCGGATCGGCACCATTAGGTCGCCGATGCCGGGCAGCGCGGACGAGGACTTGCCGAACGAGAACATCCGTTGCCACAGGTTGCCCTGCGCCGAACGCCGGATTTCGTTGGAGTACCAGTAGAGGGAGGAGGTCGGGCGGAGTTCCGATTGGTAGCGGGGGAACATCCCGTGCGCCATGTAGATCGGCATCTCGTCGAGGATGGTCATCGCGTACGCCTGCTGGAAGTCGCCGGACGGGGGGAGCTGCGTGGGGAGGATGCAGGGCGCGCCGTAGGACAGAAGGCGGACGGCTCCCTGGCCCTGGCCGCCGAAGTCGCGGGAGTAGACGGGCCGGATCCATCCGGTCGAGGTGGCGGCGGCGTACTGGAGGGCTTCCTTGATTTTCACGTCGGCGTAGGTTTCCAGCCACCACGCGCGGACGTAGAGGTTGAACAGTTCCGCGTTGGGCGCGAAGGCCGGGTTGTCGGAGGAGTAGCCCCATAGAGGGCGGAGTTTCGCCAGCGTGCCCACGACCTCGCGGATGTTGCGTTTGAGATGGTTCGTGTTCAGAGAGGATCGGTATTTCACCGGTTCCGGGCCGACGCGGCCGGAGATCACGTCAAGGGCGCGGCGCCAGTCGGTGTGGCCGCGCTGGCGCTTGAGCCAGTCCATGCCGGATTCGGTGTTTTCGTTGAGCCAGCCGAGGCGGCGTTCCGGCGGCGCGGCAGCAGGCGGGCACTGCCACTCGTGGAGTTTGCCGTCGTTGCGGGGAGAGTCGACGCTCATCGCCGGGGCACCCAGTCCAGCCACAGGACGGAAGGTTGTGGGTCGGCGCGGAGAGTCGATTCGGCCTCCGCACGGCGGGACTCCATCAGGGCGTGTTCCGCGGCGTCGCAGGTGTCGGAGATCCGGTAGGTAAAGGAGCCGTCGGGCAGAAGCTCCCCGGCGGCGAGGATGCGTTGCGCGCCCGCGTGAGAGTCAATGAAGGCTTGGTCGATCATAGGGATTCACCGAGGAGTTCTTCCGCGTTGCGCGGGTGGTCGTTCTCGCGGAGTTCCAGGTACGCCCGGTCGCACGCGAATCTGGCGCGGTACTTGTCACGCTTCTCCTCGCGCAGCTTGACGTATTCGCGCAGGAAGTCTTTCTCGTAGGGCGTGGTCGCGGAGGAGGCCATGCGCGCCGAGAGCCGGGACGCAACCTCGGATCGGGCAATGGCGAACGCCTGCTCGTCGGCGATGAGTTCGCGCTGGCAGCGGGCGTAGGTGGCCTGCTGGAGCCGGCGTTGCAGCGCGTCCACCTCGGCGAGCGTGTTGGCCTCGCGGTCGATGCAATCGGCGGGGCAGGGGATGTCGTCGGAGGGCGGCAGGAGGATGGTGCCGTCGCGGCGCTCGAAATAGCGGAGATGAATGGCCATCGGTCGTCGTCCCTCAGCGCAACGTTATCACACGATCACAATTCGTCCAACGTCAAAGGTCGGTAGGCGTCGAGCGACGCGGTGGGGAAGCGCGCGCCTGCCGAAGGCGAGATGTCGATCGGCGGCAGGCGGGTGGCGTTGGCGTCGCCCATGAACCGTTTCGCCGTACGGTCGGTCTTGGATTGCTTGCCGCGCACGATCTCGATGGAGATGGCGGCGGCGAAGATGCCGTCGTCGTGCTCGCCGTCCTCGTGCTCCTGCTTGACCTTGCCGCTGGCGGTGGAGTGGGACTCGAAGTGCTCGCATTCGTGCAGCGTCCACGGGGAGTTGAGCTCGTACCAGCCGTTGCGGATGGCGTCGATGAACGAGCCGATGAGGATCGGGCGCGACCAGCCGAACGTGTACCAGCCCAGTTTGTTGGACTTGGTGGACTTGGCCGAGTCGTAGCGCTGGAAGCGGAAGATGCGCGCGTATCCCATCTGGCGCATCTGCGTGGTGACCACGTCGCCGACCGACGCCACCTGTTCCGGCGCGACCAGTGGTTGATGGTGCAGCGCGCCGGGATCGGTCATGGCGGCGGCGTAGTAGGACGCGATGGCCATGGCGAACGCGAACGCCTGCACGTGCGAGACGTAGCAGGAGCGGAACTCGGCGGCCTGAACGTCGGGCAGGCCGGGCCGGGGCGCGATCTCGGTGACGCAGATGACGGTCGAGTCGTTGCCCGTGCCGCCAGCGGTGTCGATGCCGATGGAGTAGTCGACGCCGGAGCGCGGCGGGTGCCACACGAACAGTTTGCCCTGCGCGTAGTCCCAGAACGCGTCGGGATTGGAGTGGCGCCAGGCGTCGACGCGGGCGTGGTCGTGGAGGAGCGGGATGAGCTCCCAGTTGTAGACGGGCCCACGCGGAGAGCGGAACGTGACCGGGATGCGCGGGCGCGGCGCGGAGGAGGAGCCGTAGTCGATGTCGTCCGGCGGAGGTTCGTACTCGTCCTCGATGGATTGGCCGGAGATGCCGTAGACGGCGTAGTCGCGCTTGCGGGCGCGGTCGACGCGATCCATCACGTCATAGCCGAACACGGACTCGGACGAGCGCTGGAGGGCTTCGGTGTCGTCGCCCGCCATCTCCTGAAACCACGTGGATTCCAGTCCCTTCGCCTTAGCTTCCTCATGGCCGATTTCCCAATAATATTGTTGCTCCAGCGGCATCGAGCCGTCGGCCCACCACGACCGTTTATCGCGCGGCAGGGTAGGATGCGGCGCGCACAGGTGGCGGCGGATCATGTCATGCGTACGGACGTACAACTCAGCCTTGGCCACGTGCTCCCGCGTATCCGGCAGGCGGCGGGAGTGGAAGTCCGGCGGAACAGGATGCGCCCGCAGCCACGCAGGCTTCGGGTAGATATCGAGTCCCACGAACCACGGCAGGAACAGCGGCAGCAGGCGCGATTGGCCCTCGGCGAAGTTGGACTTTGAGAAGCGCCAGGTGTCGGCCCACCAACCGACGTCGCCTTCGCCGGTGGATTCGAGAATGCCGAATATCGAGGGAGAGGGGTGGACGGCCTTGAACAGCGCGGCTTCGATCTGGTCGGCGGCGTTGGAGAACGATGCGCATTCGGAGAGATGGTAGACGGTCGGCGTGGCGCCGCGAGCGATACCACTCATTTGGTTGCCGTGCTGGATCGAGACGCCGGAGTTGAGGGAGCCAAATTCCAGCTTCCCACGGTCACTCTCGACGCGCGCCGTGTACTGAGGCCGCAGCCACACGGGAAGCATGTCGTATGCCATCAGGAGTTTCTTGGCCATCATGAGGGATTTCCCCTGATCGGCGGACGCGATGACCGCGTTGACGCCGTAGGAGAACACGATGCGGATCATGATGAGGAGTTCGACGACGGTGGTCATGCCCAGCTGGCGCGCCTTCAGGATCATGATTTCGATGGCCACGTCACGGGATTCGAGGTCGCCGATGATGCCGAACAGGATGGCTTGCGCGATGCGAAACGCGAACCGCCGGATCACCCCTTCCTCGTCGATCACGAAGCCGTAGCGGGTGACGGCGTAGTCGGCGTCGCACATGACGAGGCAGCGCTCGTTGAGCATCCACTGGCGCTCCCAGGCGTCGAGATGGTGGACGCTGCAGGGGCGTCCGTCGGCGTCGAGGATGTAGCGGGATTCGTCGGTGAGCCACGTCTCGAACGCCTCGACCTCGTCGATCGAATGGCGCACGGGGACGAAGCCGAAGACGTCCTCGACTTCGGTGCGGATGCGGGCGGCGACTTTGTCGGGGTGGTACATCGGCGGCTAGGAGTCGGCCTCGGACTCGGACTCGGAGTCCACGTATTCCGCGTCTACCGTCACCGGCTCCCGCGCCGCGACGCGAGGCATGAACGCCTGCGGGCCGGTGGTCGTCGGTGCGGCTGGCAACTCCTTCGTCGCCGCGGACGCGAGGGCCGCGGACGCCTGCTGGCGCCGTTCGACGATGCGCCGGATCGTGTCCTCCGGCGACGCGAGGGAGGTGGCGTCGGACTTGGCGGCGGAGATAGCCGTCGCCGTGACGCCGATGTTGATCGTCGATCCCTTGGGAGATGGCGTGAATCCCATGTGCTTCAGGTGGGCCATCCTGTCTTCCACGCCCTCCGGCGTCTCCGCGACGGCGGAGGACACGGCGACGATGGCCTCGTGGCGTTCCGCAGCTTTGATCGCGCCCAGTTGCGCCTTCTGGAGCCGGATCACTTCCGCGATCACGCCCCACAGCCGCGTGGGGGAGAGGCCGGCGGCGACTGAGAACGCTTCCACGGGGAGAGTCCGGCGGACGTAGGCCGGCAGGAGCGGATTGTCGTACTTGGAGACGAAATGGCGCGCTTCCGGGAGGTCTGAGGCGCGCAGTGCATCGAGGACGGCAGGCAGGCCGCCGCCGACCTTGGCGATCAGGGAGGAGATTCGCGGCGCGTCGTCGACGGCCTTGGGATCGACGCCGAGGATCAGGTAGGCGCGGGCGCGGCGGTCGCGGGAGGCGGGAGTGGAGGCGAAGGGGCTCACCGGCTGGCTCCATCGGCCCGGCCCCGGTCGTCGAATCCGCGCTCGAAGTCCTCCGGCGTGGCGACGGAGAACTCAGCAGGCCGTCGCGCCAGCGTTGGCGTCGGCGGGTGGGCACGCTCCAGCGATTCCGCGATGCGGCGGAGGTAGACGAGGGCGCGACCCGGTGCAGTGACGAGCATAGCTAACTATTACACCTCACCAACGTTAATGCCCATTCTACGGCTTGGCCCCAACTGAAGCAGGGGGCAAGGATGCTGTTGTACTCTACCGCCCAGTAATTTCCGAACTTAAACACTCGTGGCTTCATGCTATCGATATCCCTTTCTCCACGTTTCCTTTGGAATTGGTGGTCGTTTGTAGGGTCGAGACGGGATAGGCTTTCGCGGTGGAGATGGCCTACGCAATCTCAGATCGTTATCCATCTTCCAGAAGTGAAACTGACAGTCACTTTCCGCCGTTGCTAGATGCACGGTACTAATGCCGTCGTTGTCTTTCATCACGTCGAATAATATCCCCGCGCCCGTACCTGCGAGTGGTCTACCATTCTTGTCGTTGATGTCAATCATGCCTGTCTTCCAATGAATGACGATGTTGATCTGCGTGATGTCACGACGCTGCCTACTCATAGACCTAGCTCTTTCCGCTGCTCCTCGGTCACGTCCGTGAGGTCGGGCAGCGGGAACTCTGCGCTAGCAGCCATGCCAATGTCTGACGGGTGGTATTGCACGAGGCGCTCCGTCGAATGGCCGTCCTGTCCCATCGTCGTGACTTCGATCGGCAGCGAGTGCTCGATGCGGGCCAGGTTGGGAGAGTCGATATCGCGGACGAGTTGCGTCGATTGGAACACGGTGGGGGCGGCGTCGCAGGCGTCGGGGGCGACGGAGGTGGCGTCGTCCGTTGGCGGCGGCGGAGGCGGCGCGAGCGTCGGCCCCGGCTCCAGCGCGGCGAGGGCGGGCGTCCGAGCGACCGCGTCGTCGGCGGCGGGCCGGGAGCGCACCGCGTCCACCGAGACCGGGATCGCGGGCAGGCCGAGGTGCAGGGTCAGGCGGAGTTCGTAGGCGATGCGCGGGTAGGCGGTCTGGCCGGAAAGCAGGCCGTTATCGGCCAGCATCCGGGCCACGTCGGCGAGAATTATTTGCGAGAGTTCCGTCCCTTGCAGCGCCTTGTTGCTAACCAGCTCCCTGCTCGTTGGGCTCATGGGTGGTGCTCCTTCGTAGTCGTCGTTGAGTATAGTCGTTGGCCTTGGCCTCCAGCGCGGCGCGGGAGAGTCGAGGGTCGTCGAGGGCGAGGCGGCGGATGACACGGAGAGGGAGGCCGCGGGCCAGGAGGGAGGCCAGCCATCTTGCGTGGGCCTGTCGCGCCTTTTCAAGAGGGAATATTCCAAAGTCCGCATAATGGAATGGCAGTGTTGTCAGCCACACCGTCACCGGGCCTTCCCAGTGCTCCCAGCGGTCGGCGGCGATCCGGTCGAAGCGGGGCGTCGTCGTGAGGGCGGAGGTGGGCGTGGTGGCGAGGGTCATCGCGTCCCCCCTTCGCGCTCCAGTTCGTCCAATCCCGGCGGCGGCGGCACTGTCCGGCGCAGGTGCGGCCTCGGCGGCGGCGCGGCGGCGATCCGCGGCGGGGTCTGAGGTGCATCCGGCACAGGCAGCGAGTCCATCTCCAGCGCCGTCGTGACTTCCTCGACGGCACGGCGCGGCAGCGCGGCCTCCAGCTCCCGCACTTTGGCTTTGTGGCGGTAGAGACGGCGGCGCGCGACCGCCTCGGCGCGCATCTTCTCCTGCGTCGCGGGCGCGATCCGCGAGGGTCGCCGCGCGTTGGCGCGCACGCCCGGCCGATCCCAGTAAGAGGAGTGGCAGTTCGGGCAGGAGGTCGGATGCGGGTTGCGGTAGGGCCGCCACTCGCCGAACAGGCGGCCGTAGCCGCAGCGGCGGCACCACAGCGGGAGCTGCCGACGAGGGTTCGCGGTCAGGGCCGCCCACAGCCTGGAGTCGGCGTCTTCCTCCGCCTCCAATTCCCACGCCCGGTCGCGTTCGCGTTCGCGTTCGCGTTGTACGTCGTCCGTTATCATTGTTTCGTCAGCGTCGACTCTTGTTCCGGTTCCTTCAACTTGTATACGTCCGCCAGCTGCGACCCGGCGACGAACTGCACCGGCACGGTCGCGATCAGCACGATCTCGCCGGGCATGGCAAGCGCACCTTCCGGGCCGGTAGCGAGCACCGTCGATGCCGGGCGCACGTCGACCACGCGAAAGTTGAGCGCGGGGGACTGGAGCGAAGCGCGCACCAAGTCCCCCTTCTTGAGCGTGTTGCCCAGCGCGTCCAGCGGCCAGCTGCGGTCGGCGTTGCTCATGCGGTCTGGGATATCTCCAATCCCGTCGGAGTCGGCTGGAGCAGCGGCACGGACACGGTGCCCGCGACCGGCGACGGCGCGCCCGGCGGCGTGAACGAGGATGTACACGTGAGATTGAACGCCGTCGCGGTGTCTGTGGCGACCGTTTGCGCGGTCACCGATGTCCCGTCCGCCGATGGTGTCAGGGTCACGTTGGTGTCGTCTGACGTCCAAGTGAAGGTCGTCCCGGCGGGGAAGATGGTGCCCGCGGGGGTAGGGGTCTCGGCGAATGTGCCCGCCGAACCGAGAGTGATTCCGTTGATAGCCATGATCGTAGCTCCTTGAATCTGTGAGATTTGTAGCGTTGTGGGAATGCGGGCGAGGAGGAACCCTAAGTGGAGCAGCGTGTCCAGCAGGCGGTCGGATCGTCGGAACGATTCTCGCACCAAAACCAGCAACCAGCCTAGAATCAACGCGATAGCTATCAGTGCGAGGAGCATAGCCGGTGCCATGGAGGACAGCGTAACACGGGCTGGAACGCGGTGTCAAGGTGAATGTAGCGTAACTTTACGGCCCCCCCCCCCCCTCCTCCCTCCCCGGAAGTGGGATCGACGCGACCGTTCGAACGAGATCGATGATTCGCGTCGATTCGCGTCGATCCTCGGCCTCCCTCCCTCCTTCCTCCCGCCTCCCGCGGCGACGAGCAAAATTATAAAAATAAAATTAGTGAGAATGACGCGAGGGGGAGTGGGAGGATGTCTCCGTCCGAGGGCCGCCCCTTCCTGCGGACAACTCGGCCGGGGCCGCGGCCGGCGCCGCCGACGCGGGATGCGCGGGGTGGAGATCCGTTAACCGTTAACGCCAGCGACGGCGACGCCGACCCTCCCTCGTAGTTTATACGACGTTAGTTTAACGCTGTATAAGGAATGGCTTGGGGACGCGGGAACCCGCGCGGGACAAGGGATTGCGACGCGGACGTGGGGACGGAGGAGGGACTGAGGGACAAGGGACTGGCGCTGGCGCTGGCGCTGGCGAACCGTCGGCGGAACCGACCGACCAGTCGGTATCGGCGGACGCGGGAGGAGGCGGCGCACCAATCCCACTCCTCCACCATCCCTACTATCCCTATCAGGATCATGCCAAGTATCCCCATAATCCCTACTAAGTCTATGGCACACATCGGCCTAGGGAGGATGCAACCGACTGGCCAATCGGTATCCGCGTTGATATCTGCCAGTGTGGGGCGGATTATTTTGCGAGTTACGCTACTTTTCTCTTGACACACGTGTAAGGTCGCGGTAGAGTGTGCATGTCAGTTAGATCAATCGGGAGCACAAATTCAATGCGAGGTCTGGGAATGACAACGAAACAGCTGATTACGGATGGGCAATCGCTCGAATCCGCCACTTACCACAGCAAGTATCCAATCGTTACCTACGATGACGGTTATGGCCCATTATGGATATCGCGGAATTCCATCGGCATAAATGGGATCGTTCGCGCTAAGACTTGGGAAGATGCTTATTCCATCTGCGAAGATGAATTCTTTCTTGAGGCCGATGAGACGGTGGAGCAGATCCAAAAGGAATATGGCTTCAAGCGCGAACACGTCAAGATTGTGCGCGACGCGAACGGCGAACGTGAGGTACGGAACTCGGATTACCCAAATGGGACATTATCAGGCGTTGAATTCGTTCGTTGGGAGACACGCGAGACTCCTGATGCTGACGCATGGGCCGACAATGAGCTATTTCAAGAGGCGTTTGGATTCCGACCCAATGGCCCCAACAAACACGACAAATTGAACCATGGTATCTACAGCAAGGATTTGAATGGTGATTACCTTACCTTGCTCACAGCTGAAATGATCGAGGATATTGGAATTGTGCTCACACTGAGCGCAGAGGATTCGGCAGACCAGACCTCGCAATCTGCCTAACTGCCGAGCATGGCGTCCGTGGCGACATTGGCGCTGTGTTGAGCGGTTAGATCAATCGGGAGCAATCAAATGGCGCAATATCAAGTGATTGACCAGCAAACAAAGCAGGTTATGGGCACGTATCAGTCTCGCAGCCGGGCACGCAACAAGGCCGATCAGCTCGACATGCAGTATGGCGCGATCCGCTACTACGTCCGAACAATCGAGCCGGAAGCTTCGCTAAAGGCTACCGTTACCTGCATCAAGCGTGCATTGCGCCGCGAGGAAGGCTATCCGGTCGGTGTTTCAGCTCCGCTCTATGTCGCGTGCGGATGCGGCGGAAAGGTGCCTGTCCCGACGATTGCAGGGATGCCAATGACTTACGTTTGCGGGCAGTGTGCCACCGAATACGACAGCAAGGGATACATTTTGGAAGCACGGTAGCGGTTCGAGATCAATCGGGAGGGACGGTATGACACAGCGAGGATGGTACGAAACGGAATTGTTGGATTGGTGGCGAGTGAGCCGTACCGCATTAGCAGGATTGGAGTATGTGCCGACGCGGTTCGACCGTTTGCAGTGGGCATTAGCTCAGTTCCTCAAGGCCCATCCTGACCAGCCGCGCAAAGACGTATACCTAGACTTGGACAGGGTTACGCGATGAGTGAACCTATATGCACCGACTGCGGCGGAATCCATTATGGCTCAGTAGGATGCCCGTACTATCGCGCTGAGCCGTGCATGGACTGCGAGAAGATGGTGGAGTATCGCCAAGAGCGCAAGTTTGACCTGTTCGGTCGCACTTATCACGTTGGCTGCACTTTCTTAGTCGATCCGCCATCAGAATTGCGGATGGCGCGTAAGAAGTGGGCGAATCCGGCATCAATCTGCATCCGCTGCAAGCAAGCTCTGGCGGATCATACCTGTCCTATAACGCTCGGGATTTCTGAGCCAAACTTTTTCACGAAGGCGTAGAAACGGCGATACAGTTGGCCAGTTAGATCAAGAGGAGAAGCGAATATGACGCAACAACAGAGGGTCGAACTTGCAAGTAAGGCGCTGACGAATGGCGTTACGCGCGGTCGGTTCATTCGTGAGAATTCTACCAGTCGCGTCATAGCCGAGTTGCAGTTGTGGTCGGATGCGTACAGCGAGGCTATGCGATGCGCGTCCTAGTTGGGTGCGAACGGTTCGGAATAGTGCGCGATGCGTTCCTGAAAACTGGCCATGACGCCTATTCGGTTGATCTCGTTCCATGCGAAGGCCAGCACATCGTTGCTGATGTCCTGAGCGTGCTGGATCATGGATGGGACTTGGGTATTTTCTTCCCGGATTGCACTTTCGTTTGCGGCAGTGGACTGCACTGGAATAAGCGCAGACCTGAACGTGCCGAAAAGACGGAGCGAGCTATCGAGTTTTTTGTTCGGTTTAACGAATGCGCCAATTGAGCGGATTGCCTTGGAGAATCCCATCGGTTGCCTGAGCACGCGGTATCGGAAGCCGGATCAGATTATTCAGCCGTGGCAGTTCGGACACCCGGAATCCAAGGCAACCTGCTTATGGCTCAAGAATCTGCCGAAACTTCAGCCAACGAATGTATTGACCCCGCGGGAAGGTGACTATCGCCGCGGCTGGGATAATCAGACCCCGTCCGGCCAAAATAAACTCGGCCCGTCGCCTGAACGCGCAATGATACGGGCTAAGACCTACCATGGCACTGGTAGCGGTGAGGTTGTGGGAGGAGTGGCGGCGATGACCAAGCACGCGTTGCTGATGATCGTGCTCCAACTGGCGTCCTCCGGCGCCGACGCGTGGACGACGCATCGCGGACTCAGCGAGCCCGGCCACTTCGAGCGCAATCCTCTGGCGCGGCCGTTCGTGGGATCGACCGCCGGCCAGGTGGCGTTCTTCGGTGGCGGCGCGGGGATCAAGCTGGCGCTGCCATGGGCGCTGCGACGTCGTGGGCATGGCCGGATGGCCACAGTCGCCGAATGGACCGGGATCGTGGACTCCGGTGTCGCGGCGGGGAACAATGTAGCGGAGTTGCGGCGCGGGGCATCCCACAAGCCATAGCGATCATAGCTGCCGCCGTGAGTATCCTGTGGATCGTGTGGAAATCAGGTCGAGTGGGGCGCGAGACGCGTCACCAGGGGGGCGGCGAGGGCGAAACGGTCGAATATCTCCGCGCGGCCATCGTCGCCCGTTGCCTTTGGCCATAACTGGTAGGTCTTATATGGTCAAATCGCTCGGCGAGTTCTCGCACGGTGGCCAGCATGTGCTGTCGGATGTGCCGCCTCCCGCATACGGAACACGTTGGCAGTTCGGGCGCATCTTCCTCGATCGTTTCGCCGTCTCCGTGCTCGAATCCGCGAAACGTGCCATATAGCGCAGTGAGATCCTCATTGCGGAATTCGGCGCTCAACTCCAGCTCGCGCGCGCCGACGGACTCCCAGTACGCGACGAATCCGCTGTTGGCTAACCGTAAGCCGGTTTCCTGCGTGTCCCCGTCCCGGTCGTCGTAGGTACGAACGCGAAGCGTGGCGGCGGGCCCGGCGATGCGCTTCCATAGCGCGTTGAGCTCAGGCCAGTACGGTAATCGATCGCCCTCGTGGATCACGTGGAACATGGTGCCGTCGAATCGTGGCGTAAACGCAGCCAGCCATTGCCAGCCGTGTTCGCCATCGAAGGTGTTGGCGAAGCGGCGGAACAATTCTCGCCCACGCACCATGCTGGATCGGCGATCTCCTGGCGCATCTGGCAACTCGAACGTGAACACTTGAATGGAGGATTGCGCCAAGTGGGCGTGCAATCGCGGATGCTCGTAGCGGAACTTGCTGATGCGGGCTTTTGGCGCGGCGCACGGCTCGTGCAGCATCGGCTTCCCGCATACCACGGGAGAGTGTTCCGCCTCGTGGCCGGCGGCGCAATGCGACGTAACATTGTGGATGTGAGAGCAGCCGGCGAGGGAATTCGCTTCGGAAGCGCGATCCGCGGCCAGTAGCCGGTTGGCACGGGCCAGCGTCTTGGGCTCCAGCTCGGCGGCGATCTCCGGCTTGATCTGGATGCGACCGGTGGAGTCGTCGCGTGTCAGGCCGTGTTGGAGAGTCGGCGGCGCGTACCAGTTGGCGGCAGGGTCGATGCGTTGGAGAGTGGTGAAGAGGCGTGGGTCGTTGGCTGTGATGGAGTCTGGGACGAGCGGAATGGTAGACAATTTCCCTCCGACAAGGGTCGAGAGTCACGGTGTGTCGGCACCATGACTCTCTCGGCCTTTGTTTTCAATGTCCATCCTCGACGGACGGCGACTGAAGTTGCTCATACCTTAGCGCACAATGCAAGCGAAAAGATACAGCCAAGTGAAAAACTTTCGACCGGGGCCGGACGACTCTCGGCGGCGACTGGCCAACCTCGTCCATTTCTACGACACCCGCCACTGTCACTCTAAACTTAGCACTTGACATACTCCGCGTGGGCTGGTATAAACGGTTCGTGCGTCGGCATCGGCGACACTGAAAGGGAGACCATGCAACGTTCTAAGACCGTACTAACAATGGAGATAACTGGCATCGAGCGACTGGGCAAGCCAAGCAACGGAGAGACATTGAAGCTCACCTTGGCGCAGGATAAGTCCAAGGTGCCATACGAGACGTATCTGTACTTCCCGTGGAATGAAACGACCGCGACGGGAGCACGGTTGGGCGACCGTATTACCATCGAGGTATGGCACGAAGGTTCTACAACCTTTGAGTCGGCGACGCAACCAGCTAACGAGGCTACGACGGTTAGGGACGAGGCTCCGTCGCCGCTGGGAGAGACCGCTGTGGAGCGTGTCGAGCGGGTGATGTCGCGCTACGACGACGCCCGCCCCAGTCGGATCGACCTGATCCCGGATACGGAGGATGGACGTGGCTAACACAGTGTGGACGGATCGGTCGCGGATTGAAACGCACCAACGCTGCGCCCGGCTGCGCTGGCTGGAGTACCACGCCGAGGGTACGGGCATCGTACCCGCGAAGAAGCCGCTGCCGCTGGCCGTGGGCGGGAGCGTGCATAAGGGATTGGAGACGCTGCTCCTGCGTGCCATCGACATGGAATACATGGGCATCAAGACGCTGGAGGACGGCGTGGAGGATGTCGCCGTCGCCGCGGCGCTGGCCGACTTCTCCACCCACCGTTCCGCCCTGGCGCTGGACACGACCGAGCTGGCGGCGATGGCGGTCACGCCGACGGACTCGTTCGACGCGCAGGTGTCGGCGCAAGCCAAGGAACTCGGCCTGACCGCCGACGATCCGGCGATCGCGGAACTGTTCTCGCGCCAGCGGAATGCAGCGGCGGAGTTCGACAACTGGCTGTATCGGGAGCAGGCGGCCTTAGTGGAGGGGATGGTGCGGGCCTACGCCCGGCGCCGATTGCGCCCGCTGCTGGAGGAATACGAGGTGCTGGAGGTGGAGCGGGAGGGGGATTGGGAACTGGCGGAGGTGCCTGCATTATACAACGTTCAAGGGTTGCACTTGGAGCCGCCGACAGCGTATTCGATCCGCTTCATGTCCCGCCCCGACGCCCTCCTGCGATCCCGCGCCGACAACTCCCTGTACCTGCTGTCGTACAAGACTGCCGCGTCGTGGGACGTGCGTAAGGCCAGGGACGCCGAACACGATATGCAGGGATTGAGTGAGGGGGTAGAGGTGGAGCGGAGGCTGGGGGAGTGGTGGCGCATAATCCAAGATTCTAAGACGCCTCTGGGAACCTTCTCTCTGGATACATCAGAAGCAATGGTGAAGTTTCTCGCGTCCCTGCCCGCCCCGCCCCGCATCCTCGGCATCCGCTACGAATACCTGCTCAAAGGCGCCCGCTACGCCGACAAGGATCTCGGATCGCGGTTCGGCATCAACGTGTGGGCCCAGCGCAGCCACCTGATCCGCGCCTACCAGTCCGACGCCGCGGGATGGTGCTGGTCGTACGACTTCCTCAAGGACGACGGAGGGACGTCCAAACTCTACTATAAGAATTGGCGCCCGCGCGCGGTGTGGGAGCACATGACCGTGAAGGCGTGGATCGACATGCTGGACGCTTCGACGGAGACCATGTCCGCCTACGACTCCACCGTGGGCCAGGAACCGCGACCGCTGGGCTGGGGCTCGCCGGCGCAGGCGCAAGGGTACACGGCGACGCATCCGCTGGACGATTGCTTCGTGGCTCCGCTGACCGTGTATCGATCCGACGACCAGCTCCGCGACTGGATCGAGCAGGTAGAGGCGCAGGAGACGCGCGTGGCCGAGGGAGTGGCGGCCGTGGACGCGGCGACGGACGACGGTGAGCGTCGGCACCTCCTCAATGTCCTGTTCCCGATGTCGCGCCGTGCATGCTCCTACCCGACGGAGTGTTCGATGGTCAGGGTATGCTATGGCGGCGACGATATCCGTACCGCGCCGCTGGAGTCAGGACTGTATCGTCCGAGGACGCCGAACCACCAGGCGGAGAAGGACGCGGCGGCGCCGGCTTCGACGGAAGGCTGAAGGCAAATGGCACAGACGACACGGAGGATGGAAATGAAGCGTGAGTTACAGCCTGCAATTGAAGCGACGTTGCGTTGGCCGGATGGTTGGCCGCGCACCCTCATTGAGCACCGCCAGTCGCGGAGCGCATGGAAAAAGCCAGCCATCGAATACCAGAAAGCGATCACAAAGGAACTGATTGCGTTAAAGGTGACCGCTGCAAGTATCACTTTCAATGCTTCGGGCTCCCGCGATCCAGGCGTTGCTGTGTGGTACTCCCTAGAATCCGCCGATGATGTCTCGTGGCAGATAGGGTTGCAGATCGACAACCCCGCCCCGACGCTGGCAGAGATTGATACCGCTTTTAAGCGGTTGTCTGTGAGGTGTCATCCGGACACTCATCCCGACGACGCGAACGCTCTTGAAATGTTCAAGAAAATCAATGGTTTCAGAATGGCCGCCCGCGCCTACATTCTGGGGACTGCGGCTCCGGCACTGGAGAACTGCTTCCCGATGGATCGGTTCGTGGACGTGAAGCAAAATCTCGCTGGAGCGCGTTTGTTTATCGCATACGTTCGCGGCATGGAGCGGCTCGGCGGCCCTGCCGTCGTGAAGCGAATCATGGAGCGCACATTCCGCACAGCGTTGACCGCTGGCGCATCGGAGGCAGCATGAGCACATTCCCGCAACTGGTCGGGCGCGTCGAAGAAGAACTCGCCGAACCAAACGAACTCGAAATGCTCAAAGCGCAAGTTGCCGAGATGCAGGACGAGCTAAACACGATCAAGGCGATTCTCATGCGACAGTACGGCGCGTTCAAGGCGGGCTTCGGCGATCAGGCCATTGTGACCGCAGACAGTTCTAGCAAGTGGGATTCGATCAAAAACCGGATGCCGCCTCGCCACAAGGAAGCTATCGACATGCTGCTACTGCAAGGCTCCATGAAGCGCACACAACTCGCATCCGCGCTGAAGATGGACTATTCCAATTGCACCAAGAACGTTGTAGGCGTGCTCAAATCGCAAGGCTGGATCGTGGAAAACGGCGGTAATTTATCGCTGAAACCGTTGTAGTGCAGGGAAAGGGGAATCCTGAAAATGGCGAATCCAAGTGAGCCAAAGTTTACCAAGGGGCCGTGGCGAATCTCTTCGTTGCAGAAGTGGTACGTAATTCCGGGCGATGGGGCGGAGCCTATCTGTTCGCTGGCCGAAGCGCTGCAAGCCGCTTTACCGCACATTGAGGCTTTGACTTATTCAGGGCACAGACCGCCCTCAGTTGCGGAAGCGAAACGAGTCAAGGCATTGATTGAGGCAGCGCTGAAGAAAGCAGGACTTTAATGGCGAGTGACGAAAAGTGGGATAACGGGAAGTGGCAGGCTGCGGTCATGCACCTGCTGGCTTGTAGATCGGAAGTCGCTGCCTGCCCAGTGTGCGTGGAGATTGAACGGCAGACGAAGATCGAGCCGCCGCGCACAATTCTTGAACTGGGGGCAACCGATGGCGAGTGACGGAGCGATGAAAGCAGCGCGGGAAATTACGAAGTTCGTGAACTTTCTGCTGGAGCCGTGCGAGTCGCAGATTGCGAATGTGGATGCGGACTTGGCAGCCATCGTGGACCGTGAGGCCGTGGCTCCGCTCAGAGAGGCGCTACAGGGATTGATGTATCTGACCGACCAAGGCCGAGAAGGCGGGATGATTCTGTCGCGCTACGACGGCAAGCCTATCACAAACGCCGATCAAGGCGTGATCGACCGCGCATACCTAGCGGCTGAGGCTGCACTGAAGCTGGCCGGGGGAGAGTGAGATGCGGGTACTGGTCGCTTGCGAGTTCTCTGGTGTAGTCATGCGGGCGTTTCGCAAACGCGGCCATGATGCGTGGGCCTATGACGCGCTGGAGCCTGTCGCGGATTATCACATGCAGCGCGATTTATCATCACGCGCAACAGGCCACGCATGGTTCGAGCACAAACACTGGGATTTGATGATTGCCTTCCCACCGTGTACGCATTTGGCTGTGAGTGGTGCGCGTTGGTTCAAGGATAAACGCAAGGAACAGGCTGAGGCGATTGAGTTTGTGCTTCATCTGGCGAATGCGCTTGTGCCGCGGATTGCCATCGAGAATCCGATTGGTGTATTGAGCACGAAATGGCGCAAGCCCGATCAGATTATCCAGCCATGGCAATTCGGGCATGGAGAGACGAAGGCGACGTGTTTGTGGCTGAAGAACCTGCCGAAACTGGTGCCTACGGATGTAGTGGAAGGCCGGGAGCAACGCATCTGGAAAATGGCTCCGTCGCCGGATCGCTGGAAGCGTCGCAGCGTGACGTATCAGGGGATCGCGGACGCGATGGCAGAGCAGTGGGGAGAGTGAGATATGCCAGGAGAGAAGACGCCGATGTGGTGCAGGGTGTTGGGGGAGTGTGCCGTCTGGCTCTGGGTGCTTACCTTAACTGGCGCAGTAGTGTGTTTGGCAGCCGCCGCATTTTGGTGGCTAACTTTCGAGATCATCAAGGAGAGCCGATGACCCACTCAGCAGAAGAGACCGAGAGTTGCCCATGACTGTAGGACGCGATGGCAAGCAAGGGTTGGGCGGCAAGTCGCATAGGTCGCACGCTTCCGGCAAAGGACGCTCTGCAAGATTCGCCGCACAAATTAAAGACAATCTAGAGAGGCAGGTATCGCGTATGGAAAAAGACCTTCGCAATGAAGCCGCTAAAAAGATGGTCGATTTGGTTGAGAAATCTTGGGACAAGCAAGGACTGACCGAAGACGAAAGAGACGCACTAGTGTCGGGGCACTCCACGGGCACGGGAGAGAAGTGCCCACACTGTGGAAGCACTGACCGTGGAGTATTTCTGGGGCAGGCAGATGGCTGCACAGCCGCGAATCACGATGATTGGCACGACGAAATCGGCTCCACGGGCACGGGAAGGACGCCGCAATGCCCGCACTGTATTCACGCTCCGCATATTGGATATTGCTTGGCTCCGGGATGCGGTTGTCTTATCACAAGTCGGGAGGCCGCACCTGTGACGGAAAGGACGGAGGAAACGCCGACGCTGGATGAGAGTCAGGCCAAGTTGGTCGTGTGGGGCACGGAATGTTTCGGAGCGGAGCACATGGCGGATCGCAAGGTTCGCGCTCTGCGGCTGATGGAGGAAGCTATCGAGTTTTCACAGGCGGTCGAAGCGCCGATTGAACAGTGCCGCAAGTTGGTGGATTACGTCTACTCACGGCCACCCGGCAAGCCGACACAGGAACTGGGAGGCATTGGCGTGACTTGGCTCGTCGCCGCTGCTGCGCTCGGAGAAAGCGCCGCCGAAGCATTACGCTGCGAAATGGAGCGGATCGCTAAGAAACTGCCATCCCACTTCGCCAAGAGGAATCAGCAAAAACTCGACGCAGGATTCGACGCTCAAGGGGAGGCCGCATCCGAGCCGCCCACGCAGCCAGCCACGACGCTAATTATGCTGCTCAATGAGGCGTGGGGATTGCTTGATTCCGCAAAGATTGCCATCAGGGATGAGGATACCTTGCGCGATTGGAGAGCGGCAGTAGAGCCAATTCTGCTTACTGGAAAGTTGGCGGCGGCAGCGCCCACGGGCTAGTGGGTCAAGGATGCAGTCGATGAAATATGGGCACGCTGGCAGGATATGTGCAGCCCGTTCAATCCCGGCACAATGGAAGAGATCATCAAGAAGCATCTGCGCCCCACCAGTTGACTAAGGGCGACCCCATTTTGAGCACACTAGGAGGCGAAAGTGATCAAGGCGATTAGGACAGTTTTAGCTGTATCAATTCTTGGAGGTTGTGCAATGGCGCAGCAATTCACTCTTCCGGTGCAACAAGGCACGCTGAAGCGGGTTGAGCAGATTTCCGCTGACGAAAAGGCCGAGTTGCAAAAAGCAGCCGATGCAGTGACCAAGGCGCAAGCAGATTTCGAGGCCGCAAAATCCAAGGTTGCTACGGCACACAAAATGACCCGCGAAAACTACATGGAATGGTCATCGTGGTACGAGTTCGACGGCGATTTCATATTGCAGCGATTTTCGTTCAACATAGTAAATCACGTTGGATGGTGAGGGGAGGCGCTGATGCCCAAGGAAGTGAAGCCGGGGACGAGGGGAGCCCAATGTCCCGATAGCTCCTATACGCACATTTGGAACGGCTGCGAGTTTCCCGGCGTAGTGCTGCGATTTAAGCATGTGCAGATCGGGCTGGATCGCCACAGCATCAGGCTCTACGTGTTCGGTAAGCGAATCGTAAACTGGAATCGCAAGGAGAATTATGAGCAGCAGCCCATCAGATAAGCCGACGAAGCCGAGCGCCGCGAAGGTGTGCGTGATGTGCGAGACGCCGATTTATTTCGGCGAAGCATACAGCGAAGGCCGCAACGTTTTTGTCCATGCGGATCGTTCAACCTGCAAACGGAATATCGTGCAAGCCAAGCCAGTTGAGGCGGAGAGTGGCGTGGAAGCGCCTCCAACGGTGGGAGAAGTTTCTCAGAAAGCTGCATTGATTCAGCAAGCGCAAAAGATAGTCCGATTGGAGGCCGAGATTAAGGCGCTCCGGGCAGCGCTCCCGCAGGAAACGCCCGCACAGCCATGCATGGTCGGATGGAATGAAGGGTTGCGGGCAATCTTCGAGGCGGAGGCGAAGCGCTTTCACTTGCCACTCGAAATGAAGGACGAGAGGCTGCAAAACTATGCCGCACACGAGACTCGCATCGCCTACATCATGTTTCAGTTCGGCTACCACCAAGCAGCGCAGATTCCGCTCCCGCAGGAAACGCCCGCACAGCCGATCGAGGTAACGCGATTTGCCGAGTTCGATGATGCGGAACATCCGGCGAATCAGTGGTGGGAGAAGCACGGCCAATACATGCTCAGCGGCGGTGGTCGCCGCGAATTCATCTGGGCCTGTCGCGGATGGATCGCACGGGAGCAATTAGCGTGCGGCGTAGATGTGACTGGCGACTCAATGCAGGAAGCGGCGCTGGCGAGTTCCGCTCCGGCCCCTTCCGGCGTCGAGCAACGAGCCGCAACGGAACTGCGCACATTGCTCAATAGATGGGAGGGTTACTTTGAAGCGTTCACGAGTCCCTTCTATACGAAAACTGGCGAGCCGGATGCGATGCAGGGGTTGCGTCAGTGCATCACGGAATTGCAGGAACTTCTGGAGGCTGAGGCCGCTCTGCGTGGAGGGGGAGACTGACAAGTGCGGATACTTGATCTATTCTGCGGCGCGGGCGGGGCGGCGATGGGACTGCATCAGGCGTTCCCCGGAGCCTACGTAATCGGCATAGACTCCGAGCCTCAGCCGAACTACCCGTTCTTGTTTATGCAGATGGATTGGCTAGAAGGCGCGCAAAAGTACATTGATTGGGCAGAGTTCTTTTGGTGCTCTCCAGTTTGCAAAAGATATACACAAATGCTTAATCACGGGCTGACTGACCGAAACAAACATCCCGATTTTATTCCAAGAGTGCGTAAGTGGCTCCTGGCGAATGCTGGGAAGCGTCCTTGGGTTATAGAAAATGTCGCCGGCGCTCCGTTGCTCAATGCCAATATGCTGTGCGGAGAGATGTTCGGACTACGAGTGATGCGGCATCGTTTCTTCGAGACTTCGTTCGCTGTTAAGTCCCCAAAGCACCCAAAGCACGATAAACGGGGTGCGATCCGCAAGCAAGGTGATGGTGGCTGGTACTACCGCGTGTACGGACACGAAACCGGGAAGGCGTCATGGGGCGCGGCTATGGGGATTGACTGGATGCGCTCGCCGGAACTCGCACAAGCCATCCCGCCAGCCTACTCACGTTACATCGGAGAGCAATTCAAGCTAGTAGGGGGAGAGTGAGATATGCCAGGAAACGATGAAGGAATGCCAAGAGGAATGGGATTCAGTGTCTTCGTTGCGGGCGCGTTCGGCTCCTGCCGGGAAGGAAAAGTAAATGGGAATGTATACGGAGTTGTGCATCGGCGTGGAATTTAAGAAAGACACCCCTGCGGATGTTATCGCGTGCCTCTCGCAAATGGCGTCACCTTCGGATGCTGTCAAGTTTGATCCGCCAGAGAGTTTGGCCGCGCATCCCTTATTCAAGACGGATCGTTGGCATTGGATGCTTAGGAGTGGTGGAAGTTACTACTTCGCCGCGAAGCCCTGCCTAGTATGGCAGCGTGATGAGATCACGGATTCGTACTTTCTTACGGTGTTGACCAACATTAAGAACTATACGGGCGAGTGGGAACAGTTTATGGGCTTCATCGCCCCTTGGCTCTGTACGCAGGGATTTCTTGGCTACTATCGCTATGAGGAAGATGACGAACCGACGCTGCTTTACAACGATGACGGAACAATCGTATGGCGTCGGACGAGCGGTGAACCCCATGCCTGACCCGAAGCCCTGCCTCATCGTGATCGCATTGCTGCTGCTGAGTGGCTGCGCGGTCGTGCGAGCCCCGAAACGGGCGTATCAGTTCATGTACTGCAACCAGATGAACCCTGACGGCAAGCATTGCGATGTGTGGGCAACGACGTGCGGGAAACTCGATTGCGCGGGGCGCTGAAGCCGGAGCGGGGCCACTGAGAAAGGAAGGGAACGATGCGAGATCTGGAAATTGAGTTGCAGGCAAAGTGCCTGATTTATTCGTTGATTCACATGCCTCTGCCATTATCTTGGCGGCAGAGAAAACTTGGACAGGAGTTATTTCGCTTTCTCGCCGCACGCAACCCTACCACGAACGATCCTGAGTGGAAGCGGAAGAATTTATTGCTCCGGGGAGGCTCGCAATGAATGATCCAGGCACGCCGAAAGGAGAGACTAATGCTTACGTTGATTAGGCCCGCGATGCTGCTGGGCTTGATAGCTTTCATGCTGTTCTGGTTCACGCCCTCGATGCGGCGACTGGATGCCTACTCGGATCGGCGGGATCATGTCTTCCATGAGACGATGCGCTGCTACGACCGGACGGAGGCAGCCGAGAACTATGACGAGGCCCTACGCTGCTCCGAAGTTTGGTATCAGTGGATAGACAACAATGCTCAGCCTGAATCCGGCTGGAATTGGCCGTGGGCTGGATGGAACGAGGAGAGCCGATGACATCTTCCAAGCCAGTCCAAGAGAAGGAACGAGCGCGAAAATTGATGCATCGCCTAGATCAATCGTGGGCGAGTAATAAGGGCCTGAGACTATCCCGCGAAGATTGCGAGGAACTGCGTTCACTGTTGGCCGCCTACGCCTCAGAGGCCCGCAGAGAAGAGAAATCGGAGGAGAAATGAGCACGGAGAAGGAACGAGCCGCATTCGAGACATGGGTGAAACATGAACTGCTAGACGGCGGACTTATCAACCTGGAGCGCGAAGAAGGTGGAGAGTATTCGCACTCTGCCGCCAATCTAGCGTGGGAAGTTTGGCAAGCCGCCTGTGCCTCAGGGGGCCGCACCGAATGCGCATGGTGCAAGAAGTTCGTGGATTTCGTAGTCGCTCCGCCTGAAGGAACAGGCTTGTGTATCTGTCACGGGTGCGAGGCAGCGTATCTCAGAGGACGAACAGAGCAAGCGAAAGAGGATGCACAACGACTTTACCAGTCGCGGCTTGAGCCAAAGCCGTCTGGTCCTCCGCGACTACCGAAGGTGACTCGATGAGACCTTTACTTTTGGCTGTCATGCTTGGATTGGTCGGGACGGGAGGATAAGCTTTGGCGAACGATGCGATTGGCGACCGGATGAAGGGGCAATATGAGAACCGGACACGTATTTTTCTGCCGCGCCGGACGTACACGATTCTGCGGGTGGATGGTAAGGCGTTCCACTCCTACTGCGCGAAGATGGAGCGGCCATACGATGTGAAGTTTATGGGTGCGATGGATGTTACTGCTGCCACGATGCTGAAGGAGTTGATGGGCGCGGAGTTTGCCTACATCCAGTCTGATGAGATTTCTTTCCTTCTGACGGACTTCGCCAAGACGAGCACCGAGGCGTGGTTCGACGGCAATGTACAGAAAATGGCGAGCGTGGGCGCATCCATGGCGACGGCTGTATTCTCGGCTCAGATGGGGTGCGGCTTGCCGATGTTCGATGCGCGGGTGTTCACTATTCCCGATTATGTCGAGGTCGAGAACTACTTCGTCTGGCGGCAGCAGGATGCGGTTCGTAACTCAATCCTGATGCTGGCGCAGCACTACTATTCGCCGAAGGAAATGCACGGCAAGAATTGCTCCGTATTGCAAGACATGATCCACGACAAGGGAGACAATTGGAATAATCACCCAACGAGATTCAAGCGCGGAGGCTTCGTCTGGTACAACCGCGAAACGCTGCCCTACCCGTCGTGGGAGATTGACGATGCGCCTAACTTTACGGGCGAAGAAGAGCGCCCCAAATTCGCCGCACTGATTCCGAAACATGGCTACTGACGGTGCGCGATGAAGCTTTGTGTTCTTACTCTCTGCGGAGGCTAACTATTCTATGTATCGTACCGTTCTAACCTTGATCCTGCTGGCCGGACTCGGCGCGCCCTGCGCCGCCCAATCCCAGTACACCGAATCCGTCCTCTACTCCTTCACTTCCGCTGCCGACGGATCGTATCCCGTCGGCGGCTTGATCGTCGACGCCAAGGGGACACTCTACGGCACAACGCAATACGGTGGCTCTCTCACCGGCCCCTGCGCCCAAGGCGGCTGCGGGACTGTGTTCAAGCTGTCGCCCACCGGCGTCAAGACGACCCTGCACACGTTCACGGCTGGCACCGATGGTGCGCTGCCGAACGCGTCGCTGGCGATGGATAAAAGCGGCAGCCTCTACGGCACCACTGTGTTTGGCGGCGTCGGCTACGGGATCGTGTTCAAGCTGACAGCGGCCGGGCGGTATTCGATCCTGCATACGTTCGGCAAGGCGGCGGGGGATGGGCGCTACCCTCTTGGCCCTCCGACGCTCGACTCCGCCGGCAACCTCTACGGCACCGCCAGCGACCTCAACGTGTGCGACGCCGAATGCCCCACGGTCAAAGACGGCGGCTACGGCGTCGTGTGGAAGCTCTCCGCGAAGGGAGCCGTAGAGACGATCCTCTACGCGTTCGGCGTCGACGGCAATCCGGTCGCCAACCTGATCCGCGACGGCCAGGGCAACCTCTACGGCGGCGCGTTCGCGGGTGGTACCGCGTCCGGCGGCACCTTCTACGGTGGTGCGCTGTTCAAGCTCCCCGCGAAAGGGGCCGAATCGACGATCTACGCCTTCTGCGCGGACGCCGGGTGCGCCGACGGCCAAGATCCCTCCTACGTGGCCCGTGACTCCCGCGGTAACTTCTATGCCGAGGTGGCCGGCGCTGGCTCGGCCATGCAGGGAGCGATCGCCGTGGTAACGGCGCAGGGCATGGAGTCGATGCTGTGGCAATTCTGTTCCCTTGCCGGGTGCGTGGATGGCCAGTCTCCATCCGGCCCGCTGGTCGTGATTGGCGGCAGCCTTTACGGAGTCACGCAGGGCGGCGGGGCCAGCGGCGAGGGGACGGTGTACGAGCTCACTCCCTCCGGTGCCCTCACAACACTGTATTCGTTCGTGCCTGGCGGCGATGCAGCCCAGCCGATGGGCGGGGTCGTGGCTGACGCGGCGGGAAACCTCTACGGAACGTCGTCGGCAGGCGGTGCGAACGGGATGGGAGCGGTGTGGAAGCTTACGGCGGCGGGGAAATAGTTATGCACAGGATTCCCTCTAACTTTCCCCTTGACACGCCAACGGCCCCCGCGTATCGTCGGTTACGGTAATTCAATGAATAACAAGCCGCAACAAAAAACTACAGTGTGGAGCCTCCGGGTTCCGGTGGCCCTGATCCGGCGCGTGACACGGCTGGCGGACGCGGAAAGCCGCACGGCATCGAACATGGCCCGGCTGCTGCTGGAGTCGGCGTTGGCGGTCAAGGAGAATAGCAATGGCAAGTAAGCAACGGATTCGCAAACTCAATATCGGCCCCGCAATGCTCCAGTCGGATCGCGTCACGGCGAAGAACTCGCACGTCGGTATGGTCGTGATCGCCGACTATGTGTCCGACGAGGACGCACAGCGGTATCTCGTGTTCGAGCGTCAAGGTGTGGTTGCCACGACAAAGCGTGCGAAGAAGACGAACGCCAAGGCCGTCGCCGCGCCGGCGCAATCCGCGACCGCATTCCCACCGCCGGACGTGGCCCGTGGCTGACTCAGGCGTTCTGTACGGCGAGACCGACACCTTCAAGACGACCGCCATCGGCCACATGGCGCAGTACATCGCCGAGAAGACAGGTAAGGCCACGCTTCTGTTCAGCGCCGACGGTGGCGGCTGGAAGCCGGTACAGGAGGAGATCGATGCCGGGATGATCCGACCCTATCGCTGCGACACGGCTACGATTCCACTCCCGATCCTGCGTAAAGTGTCGCAGGGCTACTGGCCGCGCAACCCGGAGGAGACGGACATCTCCAAGGTAGACTTTTGTCCCATCGACTGGTCGGACGTTGGCGCGATCGCTATTGAAGGATTCACGTCGATCGGAACGATGCTGATGCGCCACGTTGCGGACAAGAATCTCAAGACGGGGGAAGAAGGCACGACGCCGTTCTCAATGCCGATCCTCGTAAGTGGGCAGATGCGGCAGGAGACGTTTGCCGGGAATTCGCGCGGCCACTATAACTTTGTCCAGAACCAGCTCTATGGCCTCACTATGAACTTCATATCGTGGCCTGTCTCCTACGTCCTGTTTACCGGGCATGAGAAGAAGACGGAGGAAGGGGATCGCACGATCGTGATGGGAGTGGCGACCCCCGGCAAGGCGATCACTCCGCTGATCCCGACATGGGTTGGCGACTGCATCCACGCGCAGGACTACCAGATCGAGAAGATCACGCAGCTTCCCAAGCCGGGTGGCAAGCCGGGCGAGATGATCGACGACAAGACGTTCGAGCGTCACTGCCGCTACTACTTTCGCAAGCACCCTGATCCGGTGACTGGGCTGTCGTTCCCAGCCAAGCCACGTGTGACACACTCGGCCGTGCGGGAATTGGACAAGCGGTTCCCTGGAGGGTTCTTCGAGCCGACGCCGGAACACGGATTCGACTTGTACCTGCGCGCGCTGGACGAGTTGGCGAAGGTGAAGGCGGGATCGCTGACCGGATGGCGCGAACGCGCTGATGCCAAATTAGGACGTGGCCCAAGAGTCCCAGAGTTATCAACGAAGTAACTATCACAACGGAGGAAGCGAATAACATGACAGCCGCATTTGGAGAAGTGACGTACGACAACGCCGCAGCGCCGGGGGACTCTCCCGCCACTAGCGGCGACGCAACGCAGCTCATCGACCCCAACGACCCCCGGCTTACGTCGGAAGTCCTCACCATCAACCCGGACGCGGACGCGTATGCGATCCTGCCTCCACTGCCCGACGGCAAATGGCGCGCCAAGGCGAAACAGGTCGACATCAGGGACGACAAAGGCCAGCAGCAACGGTACGCTGTGTTCAGCCGCGCCAAGATGGCCAACGGCGCTCCGTTCCTTGCCACCAACGTCGAGTTCAGCGTGATCGACCATTCCGGCGAGTTCGACGGCGTGAAACTCACCGAATACTGGGTCAAGACGCTCGTCGACGCCAGGAAGGGAACGTCGCAGGCGGCGACTCTGACGGCCAAACTGGGCGGCAAGCCGCTGGCATCCGGCACGCAGAAGCAGATGATGGATCTCCTGCTGTCCACGCTGGCCGCCGAGCCGGAATTGGTCATCGAGACCGCGTGGTCGGCGGAGTGCCAGCATTGCCAGGAGGCGGCGAAGAAGAAGGGCGATCGCGCCCCGCGTCCGTTCCTGCAAGGCATGCACCGGTTCCCATCGACCAAGACGCCGGGCGTACACGATCCGATGGCGAAGTGCCCGACGCAGGGATGTGGGTCGCTGGTGCGGGCCCAGCCGCGCATCGTGGGCATCTTCTCGCTGAAGGAAGCGCAGGCGACGCGAGGCACCGGGGCGGCGAAGTAATCCGCCAATGCCTCGCTATAAACACGGAACGTCGCGGCACCCAAAGGGCTATCCTGTGGTCAAGGCGGGCCCTTTGCGCGACCAACTCGTGCATCGGGTTGTGGCCGCCGCACTGATCGGGCGAGATCTCCGTAAGGATGAGGAAGTCCATCACCGCGACGGCAATCGGCTTAACTTCCACTGGTCGAATCTGGTTGTGATGGGGCATCGGGATCACGGATGGGTGTCGTCACGGCAGGCGTGGTACATGCGCGACAGGGATGCTCGTGAGAAGTTAGAGTGGGACGCCTTCATGGCGGATGAGGCGACAAGGTTCCAAGTAGATGTTTGCACCGCACGGGGGATTGGCGAGCCGTGGCAACCTACGCGAAAAGACGGGGCATTGAAGACGGAGTGGGCGTCGAGACCGGGGGTATAGGTTGCGGCATGCAGGCGACACCGACCTCCGCACTCTGCAACGCCATGTACACGACAACCAGGTATTGATCGAGAGGGCCAGATGGCTGCGCCAGATACTACGACGAAAACGCCAGTGGAGGTGGATATACGCGACGGAGGAAACGGTCGCGGGTGCGTACCGCCCGATGACGCCGCTGGCATTCCAGGTGATGGTGAACGAGACGCTGCGGCGCTGCGGGATCACGGCGACGGCGACGGCGAGATGGAGGGGGGAGTGACCGACCTGGCGGCGGTGCCGTGCGAGTTCACCTGCGGCGTCGCCGGGAGCGGCAAGACGTACCTGTGGCGCGAACGCATCGCCGCCGACCCCAGCGCGGGCGTGCTGGCCGCAACAACCGGCATAGCAGCCGTGAACCTCGGCACCACGACCTTGAACAGTTTGTTGCGATTCTTCGACACCGACTCCCTGCGCGACTCCTACCTCAACGGGTCGCTGGTGCGTCGGCTCAAGGAACTGAGGGAGGATTACCGCCGGATCGTGATCGACGAAGTGTCGATGATGGACGGCGATCAGCTCGGCATCCTCGTGCGGGCGGCGTTGGAGTGTAACTCGTTCCTGTCCGCGTCCGGCGCGCCGCCGCTGGGACTCACCCTCGTCGGCGACTTCGCCCAGCTCCCTCCGGTCAAGGCCCGCTGGGCGTTCGAGTCTGACGAATGGCACCGCTTTGACGCCGCCACGACGCGACTCACCAAAGTATGGCGGCAGGACGCCGGGCCATTCCTCAACGCGCTCAACCTGACGCGATCCGGTTGCGGCGACGCGGCGGCGGCAGTGCTGTCGCAGGAGGGACTGGAGTGGCACTCCTCCCTCGACATCGGCTTCGACGGCACGACGATCGTGCCCAAGAACGACGCCGTCGATCGCTACAACGGGATGGCCCTCGACCGCCTCTCCGGCGCGACGTTTACTCTGACCAACCGCCGATGGGGCAAGCAGCGCGGCGAGTGGAAGCAGGTGCCCGACCGGGTGACGCTGAAGCCGGGCGCGTACGTGATGCTGCTGTCGAACTCCTACGGCGACGATGGCTCGCTGGAGTACGCCAACGGGGACTGCGGCCACGTGCGCGACCACTCCGCCGGATCGCTGACCGTGGAACTGGTGCGTAACGGGGCCGAGGTGGACGTCCGGCGCGTGGTGCGTGACACGGGCCGCAAGGATAAGCCGGAAGGATGGACGCGCGGCGACGGCGCAACCGGGCACGGCGAGTGGCTGTCGCGGCCACACTGGATACCGGATAAGCGGCGGAGGTTCGTCGAGGGACAGGTGGAAATGTGGCCGGTGCGACTGGCGTATGCGTCCACGGTACACAAGTCTCAGGGGCTGTCGCTCGATCGCCTTCAGTGCGACATAAGGGATCACTTCTTCTCCGCCCCAGCAATGGAATACGTCGCCCTGAGCCGATGCCGCACCCTCGCTGGGCTCCGCATCGTGGGACAACGGGAACGATTCATCCGCAACTGCAACATTGACGAGCGTACTAGGCCGTGGCTATGAGGTGCGTCGCGACATACACACGTGGACGTAAGCAGGGCCAGCAGTGTAAGCAGAAGGCCACATTTGGTCGTAACTACTGCACCGTTCATGCGCCGGAGCACAAGGCTGAGATCGCCCGTGCGCGCGGGCTGCGAGTGGTACCTACAAGGAGAGCCGAAGATGGCCGAGATAAAGCTCAAGTTTCCTGACTCCGTTCCGTTAGACCAGATTGATATTCCGTTCCTTCAAGGGATGCTCAACCGGATGGCATTTGGCTTTCATAATTACGGGCACATGCGTCGCTACGACAATCGCCCCAACAGCTTGAAGAATGTGGAGATCAGGCTGCGCGAGTACAAACGCACACACAACACAGAGTTCCTGATGGACGCGGCTAACTACTGCATGATGGAGTTCTGTGCCCCGCACTTCAAGGATGCAGAGTTTCGCGCCACATCCAAGGCGGAATCGCCTGGCGCAATTGTCAACGGTAGGCTGGTTAAAGGAAAGGAAGACTATGGCAGATAATGACGACATGAACAACGACCCCGCAATCCTCACCGAGCACGGACGCACGACCCCGTGGGCGCGGCGGCAGGCGGTGCTGAATATGAAGCGCGACCCGGCCCTGCTGGCGCGGATGGTCGCGCAGTTCGGCGAGGAGCGCATCCGGCGGGACTATCCTGAATGCTTCATGGAGGAGGAATCGCAATGACATCCCGTATCGCCATCTGCGTCACTGCCATCCTGGCCGTCGTGTTCCTCGCTGCGACGGCGCACTGTCAAGACAGCACTGGCAACGTCAAGGGGGACGGGCCGATCCCGTCGTCCATTAAGACGCCGCCAGGCAAGCCAACCGTAGACTCCGGTATCCCGCTGCCTCCGCCGCCGTTGCTGTCGGCCGACGACAAGTTCCATGGCCGCTCCCTCCAGTTGGAGGAGGCGCAGGACATCTCCGCGTTGCAGCAGACGCCGCAGTACCAGACCGCCATGGCCGCGCAGCAGCGCCGGGCGCAGTTCTTCCGCGACCTGTACGCCAAGTACCATCTGGACGCGGCGCATTACGTGGTATGCGACGGGCCGGGGACGGGACAGCCAAGCGAGGCCGCGTGCAAGGGCGTGGCGCGGGGGGACATGGAGTGGCGGGCGGTGGTTGCGCCGGCGCCAGCGCCAGCCGCAACGGGGCCGAAGAGGTGAGCCGATGCAAGCCCAGTTCGTGTTCCGGCTGCTCAATTGAAGGCCATGGAACAGATTTCAGCGCGATCGAGGGAACCGGATCGCTCGGTGTCCTCATCTGTGCCGAAGCCAGCGGTGAGCTCGAAGCCCGCGACCAGCTCCCGCTACGCCCGTATGCGCCCAGCGGCTCCGTGCTCGAACGCACCTTTCGACGGATGGGCTACTCCCGCGCCCAGTTCTCGATCACCAATACGCTCCGCTGCCGCCCGCGCAACAACTGGCTGGCGGGCGCGCCGTGGGAGTTCGGAGCACTCAACCACTGCCGATCTAATCTCGATGCCGCTATTAGCGAGCGTAGGCCCCGCGCTATCTTGGCTCTAGGGGATACAGCGCTGCGCGAACTTACCAATGAGGTCGGGCCCGCGAGAGGCGTGTCTCATCTCTGTGGATACGCGCTGCCGGGGCCGCCCGATCCACATGTGGCGGCGATTCAGGCGATCCCGGTGATCCCCGCCTTCCACCCGGCGTTCATCCGGCGCGGCAAGGCGTCGCTGCAAGGCGTGTTCGCGCGCAACCTGCAACGGGCGGTGAACGTGGCGGCGGGGCGCGATCGTGAATGGACGTGGGGCATCGACCCCGAAAGGAGTGAGACGTATGGACAGCTCAGATATTCGCTACATCCTAGCCTTGACGAGGCGCGAGCATTTGCGCGAAGAGTTACGGAATCTCCGGAACGAACTCTCTCCTACGATATCGAGACTTTCGAGAGCGCTAGCCTTGATGAGGATGCTCGCGATGGATTTACAGATACCCGCATTCGACTCATCCAGTTCTCTATTGAATCAGGCAGTGGAATCGCTCTCCCTTGGGAGGGAACTTATCGAGACATCGCTGGCGAGTTGCTACGAACCTCCAATGTCAAGTGCGGCCACAACCTCTGGCTCTTCGACAACAAAGTCCTCGACGCCTGCGGGGCCCGCGAGGGACTCGACCTCCGACCACGAGGCGTGATCCACGACACGCTCCAGATGTTCCACCACTGGCAACCGGATCTCCCGGCGCACCTACAGTTCTGCGCCCAGTTCGTGCAGTTCCCGTTCCCGTGGAAACACTTGGCGGCCACCAACCTGGAGTTCTACGGCTGCGTGGATGTGGACGCGACGCTGCGCCTGTACACGTTCCTGCGCCAGCAACTCGACCGCGACGGGATCTGGGACTCGCCGTACGACGCGTCCGGCGACTGTGTCGGCGGGTACGTGGGCCAGGTGGCGCAGGTCAGGCCGATCCTCGCGGCGATGGAGCGCCGGGGATTGCCCGTCGACGACACCGAGCGGTTGAAGCTGGACGGGGAGTTCGATGCGGCGCAACAGGAGTTGGACGCGGCGCTGCAACTGAGAGTGCCGGAGGAAGTGCTGGGGCTGGAGCCGCGGCGCGGGAAGAAAGGGAACTATGATTACGGATACGTCAGGACGCCTAAAGATACTACAGGTCTCGTACTGCGGGCCTGTACCATCACCACGATTGATGAGAGCACTGGAGAGCCTTGCCGAAGCAGCGTTGAACGCTATTGCCGGGTCATTGCCTTCAACCCCAACTCTCCTGACCAGCTCAAACGATACATGGACGCTAGAGGTCACAAGCGTCCTAAATCCCGCGAACAAGACGACGAAGGCCACGACAAAGACACCACGGCGAAGAAAGAGTTAGTCCGGCTGGCGCATCGCAGCGGCGACGACTTCTACCTGCGCGTCATCGAGTATCGAGAGTTATCGAAAATGCGAGGGACGTACATTGATGGCTTCGCGCCCCACGCCGACGGGCGCGTCCACACGACGTTCACGTTCGACACCGGCACGGGCCAGCTCACCTCCCGCAACCCGAACGCGCAGAACTTCCCCAAGCATGGTCGGCTCGCCAAGGCCATCCGCCGCATGGTCGCCGCGCCGCCCGGCCGCATCCTCGTCGAGTGGGACTACAAGGCTTATCACGTCCTCACCACTGGCTGGTGCGCCGAGGACGCCTCCTACATACGGATGGCGCGGCTGGACATGCACTCGTTCGTCGCGGGATGCTTCCTCGGTACGTGGCAACCGCAAATCATGGAGGAGTCCGATGAGGAGCTTCGAGATCGCTTTCGATGGTTCAAGCAGGACAGCGACCGCAAACGTGTCCGTGATAAGCAAGCCAAGCCTTCCATTCTCGGAGTCGGCTTTGGAATGGGCGCTCGGCGACTGTATCAGGAGAACCTTGAGCACTTTTCTGGGGAGCGAGTTGCAAAGCATTTCCTCGATCTCCTGCACCGTCTTTTTCCGCGAGTCTTTGCGTGGCAGCAGCGTATCCGCCAGCAGGCCCACGAGCAACAGTACCTGCGCTCCCCGTTCGGCCACCTGCGACGGTTCTACGAAGTCTTCACTTGGGACTACAAATCGGCCACGTACAAAAACGGCGACCAGGCGGAGGAGGCGGTAGCGTTCCTGCCCGCCAACGTCGCGTTCGGCAACATCCGGCTCACGATGAAGGCGCTGGAACGCGCTGGGATCGCTGACCGCTATGGCCTGTGCAATACGATCCACGATTCGCTGATGTTCGACTTCCCCGCGCCGCTGCTGGAGCAACACATCGCCGAGGTGTACCCGATCCTGATCGCGCCGTCGCCGGTGCTGCGGAACTCGGTTACACCGGAAGGACTGTGGTGTGACGCGGAATGCAGTGCCGGGCCGAACTGGGCTTCAATGACTGAGAGGGAGGTCGCTCATGCGCCGACTGTGGCGTCTTCTGTTGCTGCGATGGTATAGGCCGACTGCGGAGTCGGAGTGGCCTGTCGTGCGTCTGCGCCAGCTGCTCGGATCTGATACAGGCCCAGTCCTGCGATGTCCACTCGGCTATCGCATGGCATGCACACCGGCTGCCACGCGCACGGCCCTCCAACCGGATCACACGCCGACCGCGCCATCGGCACCGACAGCGGATCCACCGCCGCGTCTGCGTCCACGAGTCGTCTACGCATCTCCTCCACTAGAAGGAGTATTTCCGATCGGATACGGCTGCCCTGTGCCTGCGAAGGTTGAGAAATGGTTACATGGTGAAGAAGGGACGGCGTAACGTGATCGGCGTCGAGCAGATCGCACCACGCGTCGGCGTCCGGCTTGGTCTGGTCGGCGTACCACAGCGGCGTCCACTTGTCGCCGGAGAGTTTGCGCCATCCGCCCTTGCCGTCCGGTCGCTGGAACCGGTACTGCCCCGCGATGCACGGATGCTTCCAGCATCGCGCCCACGGCGACACGCGGCGACCGGATCGCTGCTGGCCGATATCGACTACATGCAGCATCATCGGCGCGTCCAGCATCACCATGTCGCCGATCACCGCCCACGAGTGCGCCTCGCGGGCCAGCGTGTCGGCGTCGAAGCTGTCCGCCGTGATCCATCTGTGAAGAGTGCCGGAATCGTCGAGCCAAGAGGAGGGACGCCATGAAGCTAACGTGGAATCAGTGCTGTGGATTGATACTGATTGCGGTCGGGTCAGTACAAGTAGTGTCAACCTGGATATGGCTGTTAAGACGACACCGAGCATCCCGGCCCAGTCCTGCGCCACCGTCCACGGGTCGCCGGTCAGCATGTCCAGTCCCGGCCGCGCCGCCTCGGACAGAAACCGGGTACGCGCATCCGACCTTACAACCTCAATCGGTTCGGTGTTCGATAGTCGGAACACACCTTCGCGTAGACACGACCGGAACAATGACGCCGGACGCCATCGCAACACGCGCCACTGCCGCTCTAAAAGCCAGCGACGGGGGCAGGTCTGCCACTGGCGGAGATCCGAGGCGGACACGGTGAACATACGTCCCCACAATATCACCAATCCGGTACGCATGGATGATCCGTGCTACCGCTGCGACGGGCGCTGGAAGCTCCTGCGCGTGACGCCGGACGACTTGGATCGCATGGTGGAGTGGGGCGTGGAACTGATCGTCAAATGTCGCGGCTGCGGCATCCTTAGCGCCGCTACTCGTCGCCGACCGGGGGCGGAGGAACAGTCCGAGGGCGTTTGAAGCGGTCGTAGAGTTCCGCGCCAGCCTCGCCCCCAACCGCGTATCCCAGCAGCGGGTGACCCATCGCCGATCCCATAGACCCGCCGACCACTTTCCCTCCGAGACGGGCTGCCTTACGAGCCATCGTGCCCTTCTCCGGCGGCTTGGGCGGCTTGGGCCTCGGCAACTCCTTCACTTCCGGCACCTTCTTGCTGATCTCCGCAGCCTCGCCTGCAATGCGTTTCGCGGCCAACGGCAGATGCGGCTTGGCGCCATGCTCGGTGTAGCGGCGTAACTGGTTCGACATGTACTCGTTGCCGCGGCCCATAACCTGCGGCTCCAAGAAGTTGGCGTCGAGTGCTTTGTGTGCGCGAGCCAACGGGGACTTGGGATCGACCCAATCCTGACGGAACTGACGCTCAGACGATTTCAGCGCCGTGTATTGGTCGCCCAGCTTGCGGGACTCGGCGGCCTTGGTAAGTTGCGAGTCCAATCCCTCCTGCACCGACTTCAACGCTTGGTACACGTTGCCGGGGAGGTTCCCCTGCGCCAGCTTGTCGCCGATCGCGGAGTAGTGTACGCGGGCCGTGTCGAACGGTAACTCTCCCGTGCCTGGGATGGCCTTCAACTCGCCCCCCGCACCTTCCATGAACTCCTGTATCCCCATCTCCTTCGCCAGATCGTTGAACACTTTCAGTGACGAGGGGCTTCCCTTGAGATACTTGGCCTTCGCATCTTCAATCTGGTTGAACGCGGCAGCGGGGTCAAGTTGCGCCCCCTCCATCCCTTGGCGGAACTGGCCCCAACGCTGATCCAGCGACGACCGTGCGCGGGTGTACGTCTCCTGTAGATTCTGGTGCAACTCCTTCACGGTGCCCTTTGCCGCAGCGTCCAGCCGCGCCTTACGCTGCACCTGCGCGGTGGCGTCACGGTACCCACGATTGGCCTTCTCGATGGCCTCGACGCGCTCTGGTGTCATGACCTCGGATGCGGGAGGCTCTGGCACCGTCTTTCCGCGCAGCGTGGCGGTCGTGGCCTCGGAGCTCCCAGACGGCTCCGCACCCGCCTCGTGCATGATCCCAGCCGTGAGGGCGTCCCCAGCGAGGTTAGCGGGATCCTTCGCCCAATCCTTGGCCGCAGCGACGATCTGGCCCGGCGGCCCGTACTTCCACGCCCGCGCCAGTGTCTCTTTCGGCCCGGCGAAGGGATGCGGGCCTGACATTCTTCGCACCAGATCGGCATGCTCTGGCGTCCCACGCTCAGTCATGGCGATAGCTCCGCTGATCGTCTGGTTGAGGCTGTGGCCAGTGTCGCCGACGCGCTTGCTGGTACGAGCGAGGAACGACTGGCTGGGATCGACGTTAGGATCGCCGACCAGTGGCGATTCGTGCATGGCGATGGACGGCTTGGCTATCGTGGGCGGTGCAATAGGCGACGCCGCACTGCGATCCGGCTCGGCGTATTGTGCCCACTTGTCGGACTGCCCGCCGCCAGACGCGGGTTCTGCGTACTGGGCCCACTTATCATCGGGCATCCGGGTGATCCTTCTTGAACTCGGCGACCATGCTAGTGGGGATGTTGTACGTCTTGCCGCCGCTGGTAAATCGTTGCGTCTTACCCTTGCCGTCCGGCGGAGGTGATACCGTATTCCCGCGCCCCTTCGCGCCTAACTCGTCGCTGTATTCGTCCTCGACGCGATCTACATGATCCTTCAGGATGCCGACCTTTTGGTCGCCGAGATCCACCATCTGGCGCATCTGCTCCGGCGTCAACGTCACGCCGCTCAGATACCCGTCATCGCTGAACTTGGCTCCCAGCTTGGCCAGCCAAGGCGCGGATGACGTGGCTTCATCCCACACCGCCCGCGTGATCCGGGCGCCTTTCTGCGCGCCCAGCGTCATGCCGATGTGGTTGGCGACGAGCGACAGCATCGCCTGCTGGTCACCCTTGAGGCCCGCGTCCAAGTTTTGGTGCATCGTCGTCTGGCGATCGATGGCAGAGTCGTAGTCCGACCGCGCCTTTTTGACTTCTTTCTGCGCGGCGGCGTAATCGCTGCGGTCGAGTGCATGCTGGAACGCCAGCGTAGACGCAGTGATCTGGTGCTGAAACCTGCGATCGTCTCGCGCATCTTGCGCCGCCTCGTGCGCCTTCTCAACCTTCTTCGCTGAGTCGTAGATCGCCTTGGCCTCCGGGGGCATCGTAGTGGGGTCGGTGTAATACTCATTCGTCGCTGGGTTCTTGACGCCGACCAGCATTCCATCCTTGAAATCCGGCTGCATCTCTTTGCCCGCACCTTTGGGCGTCACTCCGGCCTTGGTCATCACGGCCTTCTCGACATCCTCCGGCGACATTTGCGGGAATGCGTCATGGAGGTCGTCGCGGAACCGCTTCAGGTCGTTGACGTGGTAGCGTGGATCGGCCTCGGCGGTCAGCTTGTCACGGTATTCCTGATCCTTGATCCGGCGGGCATCCTGCTCCTTCATCGACGCAGCATCGGAGTCCCGTTGCGCGGCCTCCATGAGCGGGTTGCTGGACGGCGCGGTTGGCGGAGTCGGAGTCGCGGAGGCCGCCGTTGGTGCTCCCGTGGGCGGAGGCGGCACCGTCCCGGATTGTGGTGACGGCGGCGCGGCTCCTTGCGGCGGCGGTGGCACGGTCGGCGAACCCTGCTGTGTTGGCGGTGCGCCACCCGGCGCTGGCTGCTGGCCGCCCTGCCCTGGCTGGCCGCCGTGTGCCCCTGACAGATGTTTCAGCAACCCGCCCACCTGCTGAATGATCGGCTTGGCTTGCTTCGATTTCCCGGCGATCTTCGTATAGTCCGCCCACGCGCCATCGGCCATCTGCTGCCACTGCTGCATCTCCTCCGGCTTCACCGGCTGCCCGGTCACCGGATTCGTCCCTGTGGCTTTCGCCTTGGCGATCATGCCGTAGTAACGCTTGGCCGTCTCGGAGTGACGCTGCGCGTCGGCGATCACTTGATCGTGGTGCTGTTGCAACGCCTTGTCGATGGCAGGCGTGCCGCCACCACTGAGCCGCGAGATGATGCTGCGGAACTTGTCCATCCCGCCGCCGTTGCCCGCTCCCTGTACATCTACCGCGGGATCGCCGGACGGCGGTGCGGCCACCGTCGGCGTGCCTTGCGTCGCTGGTTGTTGTGGCGGCATAGTGAGAGTCACCTTTATCCGAAGATCACGTCCAGCGCATCGGACGCCAGATTGCCCGTGGACTGAGCCTTCTGCTGGTGCAGGGCGTCCGACGTGGTGCGCGAATCCCCGGCCAGCTTCGTCAGGTCGCCCGCCGCCTGCCCGCCCAGTCCCAGCAGGTTGCCCGCCTGCGACGCAAGCGTGCTCCCCACAGCGGTCGCGCCTGTGGCAGCCTTCGACTTGGCATCGTTCACCGCCGCGTCGATCGAGGCACGCTTGGAATCCTCCAGCGTCTGCGTGGTCGCGTTGACGCCGCCGCCGCGCGCCGTACCGCTCCCGGCGATCTGGCGCTTGGCCGCGTCCGTCTGCTGCGTCGCCGCGTTCACCGTCGGCGCGACGGCGCTGAGTGTCGCAGCCCGGTCGCCGCCGAGTAACTTGGAGTAGTAGCCGCCCGCCTGGCCAAGGAGGTCTGAGGCCGCGCCAGTCGAGTTCTTGCCCGTGTTCATGCCGAAGTTGAACAGGTTGGAGAGATCGCCGAATCCGGCGAGCTGCTGCTTGCGATCGGTCTTGGCCCCCGATCCGCCGAACACGTTCCCGATGTCCCCCGCTAGTCCCGGCATGGCATCCCCTCGCTCATTGCGTCACGAACACGGCCGACGCGATCTTCTTCATCCCGCGATCGCGGCACAGTTTCTCCGTGTGCGGATTGCCTGCCAGCACCATCCAGCCGCGGGCCTTGATCGACGTTAGGAATTCGACCATCTTGTCGGCCAGTTGCGCCGCCAGCTCCGTCCCGCGCTCGTCGGAATTGACGTATAGCGGCTCCGCGTGAGGCACCAGTTGCATCACGTGGAAGCCGACGATGCGGTCGTCGCGTTTGGCGACCAGCACCCGCGTCAGCGTCCGGTTGAGCGACATCCATCCGCGCGTGGCGCAGATCTCGTCGATGGTGTCCCATTCCTCGCGCGTGGCCGGGCGGGGCGCGTCCGCCGCGTCTGGCCCGTCGATCCACTCGAATCGCACATCCTGCGCTGCGTCGTCGTCTGCCATCGCTGGCCTCCCTTACTGTACGAATCCCGTTACCAGCGCCGAATCGCCATTGTTGTCGGCGTCGATATAGAACTGGTAGCCGGAGAATGTGTCCCGCACTCTGGGCGCGCTGCTGATGAATATCGTCTGCCCCGGCAGCAGCACGGCCACCATGGCGCCGTAGTCGTCCCGGTTGCCGAGTCCCTGCACGCCCTTACGCATGATATACACGTTGCCTGCGTTGGTCTGAAGGCCGTCTGTGTTGGCCTTGAATCCCTGAAACATGAGTTGCTGGAAGCACGACGTGTACTCGTCGCTGCTGGCGGTCGTGGCCGTCTCCGGCGCGTTGACCGACGAGGGATCGACCAGTGACATGATACCGACGGGCGTGCCTGCCGCCGCCACGACGATCAGCCCCAGCGGCCACGTCGGGCCCGACTTCCAGTCCTTCATTACCGATTGCGTCGCCATGGTGATCTCCTCTTACTCTAACTCGATTGGTCTAGCGAATTGCCCATCCTCCGCTGATGGTGACGCCGGAACTGATCTGGCCCGGTGCTGTTGAGGACTGGGAGAATGCGTTGAGTGCCGCTGCGTAGGTGCCGTCGCCGTGGCCGCCGGGGCAGGTCGGTAAGGTCGCCGAAGTTGGCCCCTGACAGCGCATCCCGTACACCGCGCCCGGATAACTTCCGGTTCCGCACGTGCCAGCGCTCTCGATACAGTAAGTCGGATCGAAGGCAAGCGCGGCGTCGAAAGCGTATAACTCCAACGTCGAAAGGTGCCGAGATTTGGCGTACGGCAGATAGGCGACCAAACTGCCCGTGCTGGATCTGGTTCCACCTGCGCCCTGAAAACCGGGGACTCCGGTAAGCCCGCTTTGCCAAATACAGGAACCGTTATAGACCGCGGTCGGATCGGAACGGTCGATCTGCTGGCCTTCAATCGGCTGCGTACCGGGACTGACGCTGCCGCCGCTGTAGTAGTTGGCCGCAGAGGTTACCCAATCGGCAGATGAGTAAGGGGGAGGCGGAGTTGCGCTGCACTTGTCGGTTGCTTGGAGTCCTTGCGAGCCGAATCCGTTGCGATGCCCGCCCGCGTTCGAGGCCGCAATGGCGTACCCGGCCTGCGCGTCGGCGTAAGAGTAGTCCGGCGAGGAGCCCGTCCAGCCGGGATTCATCGAGTTGATGACCTGAAATGTCGGGTTCAGGGTAGCCATGTAATTGATGGAATTCTGAATCCATGCGAGCCATGTTGTCTTTGCCTGCGCCTGCGAGGCATACCCCGGAAACCCGTCCGCAACCATCTGGTCCGGGCAGAGCATGACCACTTCCCCGCCACGCGCCGCTGGAAGGCCACGCGAGTAGCTGATTTGGGAGACGTTGGCGGAGTGATTGAAGTGATAGACCAGAGCCGCCTCGAACGCCTCCTGCGCCGCCGTGTAGCCCGCATCCGTAGGCACGAACCAAGACTGCACCTGCGACTCAGAGAATCCCGATCCGGTCGCAGTCACGGCATTGGTGGCCCCAGAGTGGTACGTCCATGAGGTCGGAGTGGCAGCGATAATTTGCACCCCAGCCTGAGTCGTGATATTGAATGTTGAGTCGGTGAATCCGTAGGTCCAAACGGTGTCGCCCGCGTTGTACGAGTTATTCTGCGTGACCGTGGCGACATCGGAACCGCCGGTCAGCCGCGAAGCGCTGGTGATCGCTACGCCCGCATCCTGCGAGCAGGAGTCCTTCGCCACGTTGATGTAATGCTGGGTTCCGGCAACAGTCGTCCACGCACTCGTCGTCAGGTAGTACGGTGTGGCGGAATTTGGCCCGTTGGTCTGGGAGGTCGTTAAAATGTTGACCTTCTTCCCGGCAGTGAACCACTGCGCCAAGGTCGCGTCCGCGCTCGTCCAGTCATAAGTGTGGTAGAGCGTCGGGAAGGTCGCGTCTTGCTGGCAGATGTCCGTGCCAGTCGGGGCGCATGGAGTGGTCAGCGCGGCAGCCGTGGTCGTTTCGACCGAGGCCCATGATGGCCCGTCCGTCACGCCAAGGATGGTAGCCTGTGTCAGCACGTAAGTCTTGAAATGCGTGTTTCCTGTCCCTGATTCGGGAGGGCCGACTACGTAGACGGAAGGCGCCTGCGCCGCCGCGAGCGAGGCGACGAGGATGAGTGCGAGATGGAGCACTTTCCGCATGTTAATTAGTCTGCGTTAACTGGCAGGAGGCGTTCGCCCCTACCGTGATGTTGTTCGTCCCGTTGGCCGCAGTCTGTAACGTTAGAGCTGTACCGGAGGCCGTGGCGCCGTTCTGTATATTCGCGGCTACATGCACCCATTCTCCAGCCGCCGCCGCGCCGGAAGCGCCGGTCTTGGTTCCGTAGGCCGTTTGCGCCAAGGTCGTGATCTGCGCGTAAGCACCCGCCGCGCCGATAGGGCCGTCCGCCTCAAGGCTGTAGGAAGTCGCGGTGCCCGGCCCGCCAAGGCAGAACTGCAAAGTAGCCGAGGCCGCAAAAGTGACAGGTACCTCACACTTCAATACGTATCGCTTATTCGCTGCGATGTTCCACGTCATGCTCGTAACGTTGGTACAAGTTGCCGTTGACTGAGCGGTCATTGCAGCTGTCAGGAAACCAGCACCCAGATCGACGAACCCGGCAGTCGTTCCCGCCGTGCCTGCGGTGGTTGTTGTGAACGATCCCGCCGCAGGAGTCGTGTTGCCGATGGCTGCCGGAGCGGCCCAGTTCTTGCCGACCAGAAGGCTGGCGTTCTGCGAGCCGTTGTCTGCGAAGTAATTCGTGCCGTCACTGCAAACGGTCGCTCGCGAGGCCACCTGCGCCGAGGAGGGAGCAGTCATCGTCACGCTCGTCACCGCGCCGTTAATGTTCTGGCCGCTACGAGCGATGGTCAGCACGCCGTTGCCATAGTTGACGACGTTGATGCACTGTGCTGCCGGAGGCTGCGAGCCGGAGGCGACAAGCGTAATCGTAAAGGTACCGGACGCCGCGTAAATCGTGCAGTGGTTGGCGAAGTCGGCAGCCGTAACCTGGTAGGTCGCCGTTTGCGGGTTGATGCAACCTAACGCGGAAGTTGGTAAATTCATCAACGATGTGAACTCACTTCCGCCATGAATAGAGGCCACGTATCCTGAAGTCGAATCAGAGCGGATGTAACTTTGGCTAGCTTGCGGTGATCCCGCTACGGAGTTCTCCGTCGCTGCCATGCAGCCAGTCGCCGATCCGCAAGCCGTCGGAGGAGACGCGCCGACTGCGAACCCTGCCCCCGTATAGCCGAGAGTCGTGCCCGTGTCGGTGAGCAGCGTGTCACCCCCAAGGGTAGTCGGGCCCGTGTAGATCGCCAGCTGAGTCGCGGTGCCGGGAGTGATCGTCCCACTACCTCCACCGCAAGGCGTGCCCGCATCCTGAATCTGTGTGTTGGAGAAGAAGCTGGAGCAATCCCCCGGCGTGATCGCGCCTTTCGTGGTCACAGTGCCGCCCGACGCCGACCCTTGTGCGGATGCCAAAGGGACGGCGGCTCCCATTACCAACCCAGCCAACAGGATAAAGGTTGCCGCCGCGTAACGCATGCGGCCAGCATAACGGGAAAGTGGCGCGGAATCAATCGGATTCATGTCGTACCTCATGGCTTGTATACAATCTGGCCGCTGGCTCCGTCGTAAGTCAGGCGGTCGCCGTCGTTGGGCGTCATGGCCTTGACGAAGAGGCCACCGATTTTCGTCGTCGATGGGCCGTTGGCGACCTGCGACGCGAGGTCGGAGTGCTTCTTCGTCATCGTCGCCAACTGGCCCTGCGTCTCTTTCAGCCGATCCTGCAACGAATACACATGGTCGAACAGCAGCCGGAAGTCGTTGTGCAGATCCTTCGTCTTTGTCGGCGACGGGTAGTAGCGATTCTGTTGCGGGTCAACTTTGGGCATTCGCGCCTCCCGCGTCCCGTGGCCGCATCGGGTACGAGTCCTCGGCCAGACGGTAGACGCGCCCGTCCTGCCCCCAGTGGTCGCACAGCACGCCGCCGTGCGCCATCATGCGGAACCCCGCGTTGCGCAGGCGGTAGCAGAAATACATATCGTCCGTCCACTCCGTCGACAGCGGCAGGGCGTCGCCATTACGGTACAGGCCCAGCGACCGGGCATGCTCGACGCCGTGCACGTCCACGAACCACGGCTCCGGGAGATCGTCGAACACGGAGAGCCGGATCATCATGCAGCCCGTGGCGACGGCCTGACACTCGAACACATCGCCGCGCTTCCACCGCCAGTACGGCCCGATGCCGTAATCCTGAAACACCAGCGGTACCGCGGGATCGGATTTCGTGGTGTAGATGCCGCCCACCACCGCTACGTCCTCGTCGGCGTTCTCCAGTACGTACTGTAACTTTTGCATCGCGTCCGGCGGCGGCACGGTGTCGTCGTCAAGGAACATGCCCCACCTGGCGCCGTAGCTCCGGGCCTGCTTGACCAGCGCAGTGCGCGCCGGGCCGCGATCCATGTCCTTGATCGAGAGGATGGCATGGCGGCAGTTGGCCAGCGGGGCCAGCAGAGAGAGCCCGATGCCCCACTCCGGTGGCTGGAAACGCAGCGAGCCGTCGCCGTTGCGCGACACGGTCGGCAG